TACCCCAGCGGGCGTGCGCGGGCTGCGCGGGCGTCGCGCGTGACGGGGTGGAGCGGGCGGTGTGTCGGCCCTCGCGTGTCACGCGCGACCCTCCGGGCTACTGACCGATGCCGGTCTTGTGACTGTGACAGCGGGCGCACAGGGCCTGCAGGTTCCCGGCGTCCCAGAACAGCACGGGGTCGCCCCGGTGCGGGATGATGTGGTCGACGTCCCGGCTGGCGTGGAGCCCGCAGTCGTTGCACACCGGGGTGTCGTGGAGCACCTGCTGGCGCAGGGCCCGCCAGCGGGCGGTGTAGTACCACTGGCGCACGGTGACGTTGGGCCGTTGGCGTTCCAGCTGGCGTGCATGAAACGCACAGCGACCGCGGTGCACCAAGACACCGCACGTGGGTTCGGCACAGTAGCGCAGCATTCACAACCTCAGGCCAGACGGATCAAGGCGTTGCTGGCATCGTTGGTCGGCATCGTCAACGTGAAGTTGCCAGCGGTGATGGTCTGGGACCCGAAGGTGTGCACGCTGATCGCTTTGTTCGACTGGCTGCTGTTGTAGATGAGGACGCAATCGAACGCGGTGGCAAGCGTGACGCTGGAATAGACGAGACTCGCCGAGGGCGTCCAGAACGCCGTGGTGCCGGTCGATGACGGACCCGTGGCATTGGTGACGGCGATGCCGCCCGCGGTGTAGCCCGAGCCGCTCACTTCGTTGGTCGCGCTGTAGGCGGTGGTCGCCGCATTGACGGTCGCGGTCGCAAGGTACAGCGCGGCCTTTAAGTTGTCGGCGGTGGTCGCGCCTCGGGTGACGGTCGTGCCGAGGGCGTGCAGTCCGTTCAGGAGTTCCGTTTTGAAACTCGTGCACATTGCTTGCGTGTTCGCCATTTACATTCCTCCAGCTATCGCATCGGCCACGAGCGTCGGGTATTTCAAAATCAGGTGGGCATCGCGCCGCACGAGTTCGCCATCGGCGGTGCGCCATTCGACCCACACGACAAACTCCTCCGGTCGGTCTTCGAAGCCGAGCGTGCGAGACAGATCCCGCTCGTCCAGGTCGCCGCGCGTCGTGCGAATCACAGCCATACAGGAAAGAACTGCGACACGTAGCGGCCAGCAATCCGACCGCTCAGCCACCAACCAACAGGAACGAACGGGGGGTCATCGCTGACGATGCGTGTCAGGGATAAGTGATTGCGCCGTGAGACATTCCAAAACGTCATCGGTCCTCGATGGACAGAAAAAACGAACGGTCTTTGATGCGCGGCGGGGTTTCGGTCGTCGTGATGGTGTTGCTGACGTCATACAGCTGGCCGTTCACGCCACCGACACAGCGCAGCTGGGTATGCCGACCGCCTTCCACGATGGAGGTGTAGTCGAAGGTCATCATCGGATCCGAGGCCTCGCCGTTCAGGAGCGTCAGCGTCCAGAACGAGGCGGCAATCGTCACGACCGGGGCGAGATGTTCCGAGCCCCAATCCATCTCGTAGACTTCCGATTCCGCGGGGCCTTTGACGAGGAGCCCGCCCGTGCGGATCGACAGCATCTGGTGGAGTGTGCCTGAGGGGCTGCCTCGACTATCCCCTACAGCTTGGGGTGCGTCCGTTACGTTTCCACGACGACGACGGGTTCGGCGGGGACGAGGATGGCGTATGGCGAGGCGGGGACGACGATGAAGGCTTGCGCGACGGCGAGCGTCAAGCCGAACGAGCCGACCTGCCCGACGGTTTGCACGCCCGTCAGCTGGACGACGCGTCCGGTCCCGCCCGCGAGGATGCCGGTATTGCCGCTGCTGGTGACGCCGGTCAGCATCGCGGGAACGGTGCTGCTGATGGTCCCGACGAGCACCGTACTGCTCACGCCGGTCAGCTGCACGGTGACGGACGTACTCGGGGACACGCTGCCGACCGCGGGGGTGCTGGTGACGCCCGTGAGGCGCGGCGCACTGACCGGAGTGCCGAGGGTGCCCACGCTCCCGGTGGCGAGCACGGCGGCGCCGTTGAGAGCGAGCCCGCCACCGATCACGCCGAGGGTGCCGACGGCGGTGACGGTGCTGACGCCCGTCAGTGCGGCCTGCGCGGGCGCGCTGGGTCCGACCGTGCCGACGGCCGTCGTCCCGATCACGCCCGTCAGGTCGAAGATGGATTCCTGCGGCCCCACCGTGCCGAGGGCCATCGTCGTGCTGACCGTGGTCAGGCCGACGGTATTGGTCTCGGTGATATTGCCGACCGCCGTCGTGCTCGACACGCCGACGAGCGGGATCACGATGCTGTCGATCAGGGTCCCGACGTTCGTGGTGCTGCTGACGCCGGTCAGCGCCGCCTGGACGGGTGGACTGAGCGTGCCGACACTGCCGGTCGCGGTGACGCCCGTCAGCGCCGCTTGCGCAGGCGTGCTCGCACCGACATTGCCGACGCTGCCCGTCAGAGTCACGCCCGTCAGCGCCGCGGTGATCGTTTGCAGCGTGCCGACCGTGCCGACGGCGGCGGTGCTGCTGACGCCCGTGATCGCTTTGTCCGTATTCGGGCCGACGGTATTGACGGCGGTGGTGGTGACGACGCCACTGAGGGCGAGCGACTGCGTGTTGGTCACTGAACCGACGACGCCCGTCGTGACGACGCCGCTGAGGGCGGGCGCCGAGACTGCGGTGACGCTCCCCACCGCCATCGTGGTGCTCACGCCCGTCAGCGCGACGGAGCGGTCACTGACCGCGGTGACGTTGCCGACCGCGGTGGTGCTGGCATTCGTGGTCAGCGGAATCGCGGGCGCCTCAAGGAGGTCGCCGACCGCGCCCGTGCCTTGCACGCCGGTCAGCGCCTTGGCCACCGAGGCGGGGGCGTTGACCGCGCCCGTGGCGAAGACGCCCGTGAGGCCGACGGTGATCGCGGGCGCGGTGGCGGTGAGGGATCCGACGGCGCCGGTACTGACGACGCCCGACAGGGCCTTATCGGTGGCCTTCGCGACACTGCCGACACTCCCCGTCGCGACAACCGACGTGTTGGTCAGGGCTTTGGCAGTACTCGGCGTGAGCGTGCCGACGGCAGTGGTGGATTGGACGCCACTCAGGCGCAGCGGCTGCTTCGGATAGCGATACGTGAATCGCGAATATTGAAATGGCCCGCGATTGCGATTCATGGTGCTCGGCTAGTACGGCACGCGCGAGATTTGTTGAATCGCGGCGGGGGGCAGTTGGGCGCGATAGATGTAGCCGAATCCCACGATCACGTCATCGGATGTACCGTCCTGCGCGTCATTGCTGCCGAATGAAATCTTGTAATGATTGTTCGATGAGACGACGGTCGTCTTTGCGGCATTCGACGCAACTTTGCGTCCGTTCAACCACGTCTCTAATCCACGCGTCCCGCCAGTGAACGCCCAAATATTATCGGCCGCGAGTTCACTCGCCGTGCTCGTGTAATCGAGAAAATCGACAGAATTTTGTCCGAACGTGAAGTTGAGTTGCACACCGTTGTGCACGTACACCGCAATCATGCCCGACGCCCCAGCATTCGGCACTGACAGGACCCACGCGCCGGTCTGCGGTGAATTGTTGGGCGAGCATCGACGCGCCGCTAACACAATCGTGATGCCTCGCCAATTGCCGGTGCCGAACAATTCATCTTGATACCCGAGCACGACGCCATCGTTTGAACTCCTGAAGCGCACGCCCATGCCGGTCTTCTGAATCGTGCGCGAATCACCGCCATCGCCCAGCTGCCCCGGTGCGCCGTTGTGATAAAAGCCGTGGCGTCCCTTGATGCGATCAATCACTTTCGACGTGTGTCGAGTCATCGTGCCGCTCTCAGCGAACCAGGCATAATCGGGGCACAGGGGATGACCCTTGATCCCGCCGAAGCCTGTGGAGGGAAACGGCCCGAACCGTTGCAGGATGTCGTACGGGGCATCTTCCGTGGTGGCGAACGTCACGGTGTTCGTGAACTGGATCCAGCTATCCCCGTCCGCCCCACTCGTCCCGCCATTGAAATCAAACGTGGCCGTAAACCCGCTCGCCATCGTGCCGCCTGCCGCGGTGAGATAGACGCCGATGCCGATCCGATCCGTTTCATCAAACGGGATGTTGGAGGAGACGTTCCCGGTCCAGTTAAAGCGATTGATGGTCGTGCTCAGTTCGACGCCTCGATCAAACGGACTGTTGCCAAACTCCGGTGCGGCGTTGGCCCACCGTTGGACGCGATGAATATGGACCCGCAGCCCACTGTTCGCGCTGGCGTTACTTTCGAGCCCCCACAGATTGAAGGCTATCGTGTCGGTCGTCGCGAGCGTGAATCCTGCCGCGAGGGGCGGCGACACAAACCAGATGGCGTTATCCGCGACCGCCAGTTGCCATTGAATGTCCGTGCCGCTGGCTGCGGTACTGACCGAGGCGGCGACGAGACTGCTGCCCGCGGTCGTCGCCAAATCGTAGATGTAGCGTCCACTCGGAAAATAGGCTTTATGGTTCTGCGAGTTTCTGAAAAACAGCTTCGTGCCACTCGGCGCCGCAGGGGCCGGACTATAAATCGCGCCAGCTGCGTGCACCGATGCTGTCGACGGTGATGTCGCGCCGCAAAAGACTGATGTGCTCGTCGATCCCGCAGGACCGAGCGTGTACCCCATGCACGCGTTGATATTGCTGCCTGCGGACTGCCCGCTCGTCCCGGCTTGCGAGATCAAGACGGGTGTCACGCTCGGTGTCCCAGTCGCCGCTGACGCCGTAATATTGTTCGGTGTCGGTTGCGTCCACCCCCCACCGCCGATGACGATGCCGCCTGCAGGAATATCTTTCTGCGTGACAGCCGACCCCATGTAGATCAGCCCTGTAGTCGTTTGGTTCTGCCCGTCTGTCAGTCCTTTCGTGCCGACCCCACTGAATTCTGCAGAGAACGCCGCGCGCTGCGACGATGTGGTTGACACGGTGATCGTGTGCGACGTCAGTGTGCCGCCATAGACCACGGCGCCGCGATACAGTGAGGCGGAGCCATTTGAACTACCGAAGCCGTGTTCGATGGTGTAGGTATTGCCGAGATTGTCCGTGCAGGTCGAATTCGTGAGGATGTCCGTGATGTTGTTGACGCAGACGAACGACACGAAAATATCATTCCCGACCGTGACGGTCTTCGAGCCACTAATCGTGAACGAGGTACTGCTCGTTTTATCAGCGCCCGACAACAGGGCTTGGACGAACGCCGCCGCCATTTACACGACCGTCTGGTAGATGCCGCTGTAGGTCGCGCTGTTGCCGCTGCCCGAGAGCGCCGCCCCGCTCTGGTTGTCGATGATGATGTTCCACTTGCGCGGCATGGCCCCGCCGAAACATTGGGCCACCGTGAACAGGGCCTCGTAGGTTTTGGAGGACGTCGGCACCGGAATCACGCGCGCAATTTTGGTCACGGGCGGGTCTTCTAGGGTGATGGCGGCGTCGGTGCCCGTCGCGGGGTCTTCGTAAGTCGTCCCGTCTTCCGACCCCGCCACGTAGATCCGGATTTCTTTCGGCGCGGCGGTCGTGCCGACGGCAATCGACACGCGGACCAGCGCATCCAGAAACAGATTGCTGGTGTTGTCGATGGCGGTGGATTCGCGGGCCGACCCGCTGGCGAGACTATTCAGCGTGATCGTGATGCTGGTACTGGTGCCGAATGCCTGTTTGACGTCAGCCATGCGGGACAGCGTGCGCTGGATCGCACGGGGTGGGTGCCCTACAGCTTGTGTTTCGTGGTCGGGGGCCGACCCTCACGCCGTTCCCGCGTCGTCCAGCGGGCGCCGCAGGTCTCGCATTCGCGGCGCCGCCAGACGCCCTCGGTCGCAATCATGCCGCGCGTATCGACCACGCGACTGCCCTGCCCGCCGCAATCGGGGCACGTGAACTTGGGCGGCTGGTCACGGTGGCGTTTCATCGGCCTCAGGGTCGTCGTCATCCCCATCGGGGTCATCCAAGCGAAAGGGCAACAGATCCCCATCGCAATACGCGCAGCGGCCCGTCCGGACTTTCCGGAGGGCCGCTTCGAGTTCCGTCGTCAGACACCGACACCGCGCACAGATCAGGAGGCGCAGGTCGTCGTCATCGGTCACGGTCGACTGCTCGTGAGGCTCGCCGCATTGAAGGTCTGCGCGGTGTAGTTGCTGGAGACCGTCGTCGGCGACCACGATTCTGTTTTCGGCGCGATATACATCGTCGTCCGTTCGGCCAGCACTGACGGCGACGGTGCAGGGGTCCGCAGCACCGTGGCCCCCACCGTCATTGGCTGAAAGGGCGGATCAACACATCCAGCCGCTGCAGGTCCACCTCCTTGGGGAGGTCGCCGCCCATCACGGCGCCGATGGCGGCAGCCTGCGCATCTTTAGCGACGACGGCTTTCGGTCCATAGAGCAGGACTTCGATCCCGCCATCCTCGGCTTGCTTCTTCGTCGGCTTTTGCAGAATCGCGACTTCGAATAACGGCATCACGCCTCCTTCGGTTGATAGGCGCCACAGGCGGGCCATTTCTTCCGCCAGTCGGTGGCTTCGCTGGCGCTGTCTCCATACAGCGCGCACTTGAAAAAACGGATGCGGCCCCCGCAGATCAGGTGCTGGCAGCTGCGACACTGCGTGTCAGGCGGACCCGTGCCGTACTTCAGCACCATGGATTGCTGCCGCTGATGCGCCCGGGCGCGCCGTCGCATCGCAGGCGTCACCGGCTGACCGAACGTCAGCACGAACTCCGTCATCGGGCTCCGATAAGCAGGGCCAGCACCCAGAACGCCAATCCTGCTGACGTGAGATTGACCCGCGTCGTGATGCCGAATGTCGCCGCCACGAAACACAGGAAGGCGAGCAGCAGCAGGACAAAATTCAGTTGAGCCATCGGATCAGTCCTCCACAGAGAGCGGTTGACGTTGACGTTCGAGCGTGTCGAGATACGCATCGACGTGGGCGCGTTCGTGGTCGGGCAGGCGTTCCATCGTGTGGCAATCCGCGATGCACTCGCGCGCCTGGTCGCGCACGCGCGCTGAGACGCGTCCGTGCGCCAGCAGCAGCGCGTCGCCTTCGGACATCAGAATCGTCACAAGCAGGTGCTCCGGTCCTTTCGCGCGGATACGGATCTCATCCAAGATCGTCCACCCTTCTCCGAGAAATTCGTCAGCCACGGCCTCTCCAGATGCGGACCATGGCAATCACCACGAAGCCGATGGCGATAGCGACCGCCACGAGCAGAAAGCCGAGAAACAGATCGCCGCTCACGATTGCTCCTGCACCTCGGCGCGGCGGAGCAGCTGCTGGATCGCGTCCTCGCGGAGGCGAATGGCGATATGGGCGCGGCGGATGCGATCCCGCGAGGTCGTGCGCTGCAGGATCCCGCTGTAGTACGCAATCTCCCGCTTCAGCTGCGCGATGGTTTTCTGGTCACGCATGGCGCCGCCGATCCCGGAGGCGATAGCGTCGGCCCCGCGCGGTGTCCCAGCGTCGATCCCGATCCCCGCGACGGTCGGGCCCGCGGCGCCGATTGGGCCCGTCGTAGGGCGGCGGGGGCGCGAACAGCGGCGGATCCGTGGCATAGGACCGACCGAGCCAGTGGCGCTGATAGTCGGCGTCGGTCACGTAGCAGTGGCTCATCACGCCTGCTCCGTGGCCCGCGCGATGATGGCCTGATCCCGTTCGAGGCGGTCGCGAGAGGCTCCGCGAAATGCGCGGACCCCGAACTGCCGCAACATTCGCAGTTGCGGGGGCCGTCGCCCGCCCACGCGCCGAATGGCCGAGGCGTGCACGGTGGTGTGATTCCGCCGATCCGCCTTGAGCACCGTCTTCTTGAGGGTGAGGTCGAGGTTTTTCTGTTTCGCCGATGCCGCACGTTTTGCCTTCGTGCGATCCGTCGATCCGGCCCGCGTAACGTGCGCGTTGCGGAGCAGGAACGAGAACGGGTGTGGCGGTGTGCCTTCATCAAATTCAATGATCGCGCGCTGCGCGGCGTAGGGCGTGAGGTACACGTAGCGCAGGCCCTTGGCCAGATCGCTGAACCGAATCGTCGCCAGATCCACCGAGACGTTCTGCGCCCACGGGACCGCAATCTTGATCGCCTCTGCGATCCAACATTTACTTGAGTCGGCGGTGACGGCCTTGGTGATGGCTTCCTTGGTGACGTGAATCCGAAGGACTGGTCCCTTGGGGAGTCGTGACATCTGATCCTCCTTTACGTGCCGCCCGATACGTTTCCGCTTGTTCCCGGTTGTACGCCTCGCAAAACAGACACCCCTGCCCGTTCCCGATAGGTGGGCCGAAATGCCAGAGCCACGGCATCCCGAACGAGCACGTCAGTGCACGGCCACGCTGAGCGTTTGCTCGTGCGCCCACAGCCACACCGCGCGGTCGTACATCGCGCCGATTTCCTCATCGGTCGGCGGGACGCAGGGCCCCGTCCAATCGTCCTCGTCCCGACAGCTGGCGTACGCGTGCACGAACGTGGCGCGGCCAATCTGCCGCACCTCATCGAGGCTGATGCCCTCGGAACGCCAGAGCATCAGCGCCATCCGCGCCAATTCCTCCACTGTGAATTTAATCAACACCAGCTGCGTTTTCATTCCGACCTCCTCTGTGCCATGGTCAAAAGAGCGAGGACGCGTTGAGCGACGACTTCCGCGACGGCGGGGACGACGGCGTTGCCGAGGGCCGTGAGGGCGGCTCGATGCCATCCAGCCACGTGACCGGAAATCCCATCAGACAGGCCACCCACCGTGGATTGAGCACGGGTCGCGAGGGTCCGCGGCGGTTCCCACGGGTGGGCGTGTTCTCCCGGTCGTGCAGGCCAGCGAGTTGATCCGGGAGCCCGCCGTTGTATTTGCCGCGCGCTACTTTCTGCGAGATGCCTTTGTGATCCCGGCTCTGCGGCGTCATCCATGTCGAAGAGCGCACCGCATCGGTCAGCGTCGTGCCCGGATGCATCACGCCGGTCGTCGTGGTGTGCCGCGCCGCACTCGCGCCGTCCGTCGTTTGCGGGGTCGGCCACAGCGGGATACGCGATGATGAAAACGCGACGGCGTTTGTGTGGTGCACCAACATCGGCTGCGCGTAGAGATGCCCACTCCGCGTCATACCCTCGCGCGGCCAATCCACCGAGGACGTCATCGAAGCCCCGAACAGTGAGCCCTGGCACGTTTTCCACGACGACGATGCGCGGTCGAAACTCGCCAATACATCGTTCGAATTCGAACCAGAGGGCGGAATGGGCCCCGTCCACGAGACCGACCCGCTTTCCGGCATCGGAGACGTCTTGGCAGGGGAATCCGCCGATGAGCACATCGACGGGTCGGGCGAATTGATGATGGCGACGAGGAGCGGCGTGCCGCCCGCGCTGGCGTGGGCGCCGCGGGTCACCTTCGCGAGCGTCTCGCGGTCGCGCACGACCGGAGTCGGCCATTCGGAGCGTGTGGACATCGGTGTAGCAGGGCACTCCGGGCCAATGGCGAGCGAGCACGCGTCGGCAGAATCGGTCGCTCTCGCATTGCCATGCGATGGTGAATCCGGCTCGCTCGAATCCGAGATCGAGCCCGCCGATGCCGGTGAAGAGCGATCCCACAGATGGCATTGCATCAGACCGCTCCGCCGCCCGGGACGATGTCGACTGCGGGCGACAGCGAACCCGTCTGCGTATCCAGCTGCACGCGTCGCAGGGCTCGCTCGACCAAGGCGAGGGCCGCGCCGTTTTGCACTTGTCGCGTTGTCACGCGGAGCACGGCGTAGCCGTGCAACGCCGCCTCGTTGTATTTCTCGACGTCGCGTTCGAAGCCCGAGGCGCGATTGTGGCGCCCGCCGCCGTGGATCCAGATCCCGCCTTCGACTTCCAGTGCCAGCCGGATCGCAGGCCAGCAGAAATCGAATGTCCAACGGCGCGGCGGCGCGAAGCGGTACTGCGTCTCCGGGCGCGGGAGGCGCACCGCCTGGATTTGAAACGCGAGGTTCCGTTCAAAGCCCGATGGCGACATCAGAAGAGCCCCGGCTCTGGTTGCTGCGACGGATGCCGCTCCCGCACGGCGGCGACGATGCGGCGGTATTCCTCCGCGGCCTTCGCACTCCGCGCGCACGCGTACGAGACGTCGAGCGGGCACGTCACCGCGATGTAGAGATGGACGGCTTTGGATTGCCGTTGGCGCACGGGATGGATGCGCTGCCCGCAGACGACGCACGGTATCGTCGCCGCGAGAAACTTGCGCACGAGGATCCCGTCCGCGGGCGTGTCGACCTCGATCCGATGGCGCGGATGCCGGTGCCCGCCATCCCGGTCGTAGGTTTCGATTCTCACGCTTGGGCGGAGCGATTCCCAGATGTCATGGTCAAGCAGGCCCATAGTGCCGCTCCTCGTCGGTCGTGATGCGCCAGACGATGGCGAGGCTGCCACTCGGCGCCGGCCGTCGCCGCCCCGAATCGCGCACGAGCCCGAGCGTGCAGAGTTCGCCACGCCGTTTGCCTGCGCTGGTTTGTTGGCGTCCGATTTCCGCCGCGAGTTCGAAATCTGTGAGACCGTCCATCCCGGCCCTGCGAAGGGCCGTCAAGGCACGTACGCGATCCGTCGGCTGGTGTACCCCTAGCGCCGCGAGAAAACTCGTCTCAGGGTCCGTGGAGCGCACGCGCGAGGCTATTGGGAAGACGTCGCCACCGCACTTCAACGCGTGCAGTAAATCGGTGCTGATGTCGGCGCCGCAGAGATGGCAAATCATCGTTGGGCTCCTCGCAGCAGCGGACGCGTGCGACTCACCGCGCGCAGCGCCGCCGTGATCCGCGTGCTGTCGTAGGGAATGCGCAGCTGCGCCGCGGCGCATTTCAACGTTTCGGTAAGGTCGGCCAGTGTCTCGAAGGCGTGCTGCTTCACCAGCTCGTGCAACAGCGCGTTGAGGACCGGCGTTCGTGGTTTTTGGTTTTCCACAGGTTTCCACAGGGTCGGCGCGCGTCAGCGCGCCTGCTCTACTGTTTCAAGTACCCGTACTGGTACAAGGGAGATCCGGATCCGGATCCGGATCCGGATCCGGAGGTCGCGTCGCGTTACGGGTGTTGTTACCGCGCCCGTTACCACTCGCGTTACCACTCGCGTTACCCGCGAGGCGATTGCGATAGTCGCGTTGCTTGCTCGCGCGTCGTACCGATTCGCCGAGCACCTCATCGAGCGTGTCGTTCCGCCAGCCGTCGGCGTGCAACGAAAACCGCGCCAGCACGACCGCGCGAATCGCGGGCCAACGCGTCGCATCGCCGCAGGCTTTCGCGAGAATCCGCTCGTTGTCGGGGAGCGGCCCGCCGCGCAAGCACGCCTCATCGAGCAGGTTGCGGTACGCTCCTTGCTCTTCGAGGGTCATATCGGTGAACGCCGTGCTCTTGCGCCACCGATCCACCCACCACCACAGGGCTCGCATCGTGCTCACCATTCAGGCGCCCCACTGGCGTCGCATCGCGTCCCAATCAATCGCCGACTGATCGATGCCGTTGGTCGTTTCCTCCCGCGCGTGCGCATCCGTCCAGGCGGTCGAGACGTAGCGCGACCGCGGCCACCGCAGGCTCTCCAGCAGCACGATCAACGCGCGCAGGAGACGCGTCATCGCCCGTGGATCGCAGGGTCGTACGTCTCGATGGTTTCGAGGTAGCCCTCGTTCGGTTTGGAGTGCGGTTTTTGCGACGTGGTGACGCGCACGGGCACGCCGAACGTTTCGGCTTTCTCGAGAATCGTGCCGCGCTGGTGCCGCGTGGAGACGTGCAATTTGGGCCCGCGTTTGTCGGCTCGCTCGTACAAATCCGCCTCGTGGAATCCGCCGCTGAATCGGTAGTTGAAGACGAACAGAAACCCCGCAGGCGCGACCGCCTCGGGATTCACGACCTCGCGATTCGTCTCACCGTCATCGTCCGCGGGTGGGTCGTCCTCGCCGTCGTCGGGTGGCGGGGCGTCCTCGGGATCGGGCAGCGCCTTCGGGGGCAGCTGCACCTCGGGTGGGTCGTCGGTCTGCGCCTGCGCCATTTCGTCGTTGGTGTAGACGCCACTCAGCTGCTTGGGAAAGGCCTTCCGTAGCGCGAGGGCCTCGGCGCATTTGGCGAGTTGGTTCGCCGCCATCTTGCGCCACATCGTGTTGGGCTCGCCCTTCCGGGTCTGCACGACGTACTCGCGGAACAGCGCCACGCCGATGAACGGATGCGCGCAGCCTTTGCGATACACCAGCACGCGAGCGGCGGCGGGCGGGGCATCGTCCAACCAGACGTCCCGCCACTCGCCCGCATAGCCGCACCACTGCGTCGACTGCCCATCCATGTCGCCTGTCCGATCCGCCACAACGCGCAAACCGTCGATGCTGGTCTGCGTTTGCCCGACCCACTCGTGGTCGTTCAGTTCCGCGTTCCACTGCTTGCGCTTGATGAAATAAATCTGGCGGTCGAAGGGATCGAGGCCGGTGCGTTGGCACTGCGCGAGGAACAGTTTGAGTTCGTCGTCGGTCGCCCCCTTCGCGATGGTGCGTTTGATTAGCGCGATCTGATCGGGCGTGAACGGCACGATGGGCACCGCGCCGAGTCGGGCGGCGACTTCCGTCGCCTGGATGCGTTCGACAACTGTCGTCATAACTCAGTCCTTCCACCACGCGGGCAATCGCTCGCCGCTGCGCGTGCCCTGCCCTTTGTTGTAGATGTCCACCACGGCCGCGGCGACACACTGCGCCTTGGCGTTCCCGGTCTTCTCGCGCTGGGCCTCGGCACGCCGCAGCACGCCGCGGGCGCCGAGCGGCACGTGCGACAGCCGCGCGGAGAGTTCTTTCTCATTGGTTTTGCCGTTGAACCGATTGAAGAGATGGCCGAGGCCTTCGATCAGGGCGCCATCGAAGGATTGCGGATCCCCTTCGAAGGCATTCTTCAGCGTGCGCACGACCTGCCCGACCACGATGTCGCCCGCACGGTCGTAGACCTTGCCCAGCGCGGAGACCGCGCCGATCCGATTCGCCTGTTTGTCGCGACTGATGGCGAGCCCGTTGGATTCCACCGCGCGCCGGATATCGAGTTCCCGCTTCTGGCCGGCGGTGCAGGCGATGTGGAATTTGTCGAAGGGGCAGATGGCGCGACGGGCATCGCGCCCGAGAAACATTTTCGCCGCCTCTTCATCGGTCAGGCCTTCGAAGACCTCACAATCGATTTCGTCCGTGGGCGCGAAGCCAAACTGGCGCATCGCGTAAATGCGGTGCTGCCCGTCGAGGATCCAGAAAATATTGTCGCGATGGTTGAGGACCGGGACGCCCAACTTATCCAGATCCAATTCCGCCGCAATCCGGTCGCCGTGCGCTTTCCGAAATTGCCGTTGGGTGACGAGGACCGGAGGCGTGCGCATCAGTCCCAACTTGACGCGATAGAATTTCGACGGCCGACGACTAAGCGGCTTCGCCATTGTTTGCACCTCGCTCCTTCATGAGTCGACGGATGAACGCGCCCAGCTTCTCGCGTGATTCGGCGAGGGACCGCAGCCAGAGCGGCAGGCGTGCGTGATCCAGCTGGGTGAAATCGATCAAATTGAAATCCGCGACCAGATGTTCGGCATCGATCACGATGTGATCGACGATGCGATTCGCATTGAGCCGTTTGCTGTGTCCGACGACGGCATCGGCCCGCACCGTAATGCCTTCGCGACGCATCAACCCGCGGGCGGCGGCGAATGTGAGCCCGACCGCCTCCGCGATCTGGCGCGAGGAATGGCCCTCCGCGGCGAGCCGTCGCATCTCGTCCAGGCGGTCGCGCAAGAAGGCGCGCGTGCGATTGGGCACCGCCATCCCGAGGCGTCGTTTCTCGTCGGCGATGAGTTGTGTGTGCGCCTGCAGCGCGTGCCGAATCTCTTTCGAGGTGCGGCCCGCCCGCAGCATCGCGCGCACCTCCGCGCGCAGGGCCTCAGTGCGGGGGCGCGCGGCGCGCGGGGCGCGCGGATATTCGTGGCCATCCCGACCGATGACGGTGCCTCCAGCGGGCAGGCGAGTCGCCGCCGTCTGCCGTGCCACGTCCTGCACCCAGCGACGAGAGCACCCCATCTGATCGGCGATGACGTTGAGACTGAACTGCGGAAACGTGAGGAGGGCGATCTGGATCGCGTGCTTCTTGTCGGAGGGCGTCAAGGGATAGCCGTGGCGATTCGCGCCGAGGGCGAACCAGAGGGCGTCATCGCGGGTGCCCCCTCGGACGTCGGCCAGTAGCTCGCTGAGTCCCGCCTCGCGGGCCGCAAGCACCCGATGAAATCCATCCCCGATGAAATGACGCCCGCCATCTGTGAACAGGACCACAGCGGGGAACACGACCCCGTCGCGCATCAGCGCCGCGTACGCGGCCACGTAGTCCTCGCGGATGGTGAGACGCGTTTGCAGCGACGCGTCCAGGGCGATGGTGTTGAGCGGGATTAGCGATTCCATTTGTTGGCCAGATAGCGGTCGATCAGATCGGCGCGGTAGCGCGGGAATCGACCGAGACGGGGTTTGAGTTCTTCGAGGAATGGCAGTCGACCGGCGTTGCGCTGTTTGCGAAAGGTGCGGGGCTTCAGTTGCAGCAACTCACAGGTCTGCGCGACGGTGTAGCAGCGGGCCGTCACGACACCACCGCCTCTGCCTGCTGCTTCTGCATTTCGGCGTCGTGCTGGAGTTGTTCGCGGTAGATCGCGCGGGCCCGAAACATCGCCTCGCGATCTTCGCGGCGCGCCCACGACAAAAACTTGCGCATCTTGAAGAGCGTGCGGTCGCGTGGATGATCAGGCGGGCGCTTCATCAAATAGTTCAGCGTGCGCGACGGGATCCAGCAGTGCTGCTTTTTCATCGCGCTGGCCAACTGCGGCCACGAGTAGTCTTTCGCCAGCCGATACGCGTCGAGCATTCGCGCGAGTTGCACCGATTCCTGCACCATGGACGTCCCCGGGAAACGAACCGACCGCTGGGATGTGGGGTTGCACTTTCTCGTAAGTGCAAAGTTGCACTTACGGAACTGCGGCGGTCAGAGTAGGCCCGCCTTTTCGTGCTGTCAAACTGTTGGAAGTACTAGCAACGGGGAATCGGCAGAACAGGCAATTTGCCTAGCATAAGTAATGTATACTCCGGGCAAATTCACTTATGGCTGAAACGTTTGCTGAGGTGCTGGCCGTGCTCGTCGCGGATTTCGGGGGGTCGAAGAAGGCTTTTGCTGAGGCGGCAGGCATTACGCCCCAACGTCTGAGCCATCACCTCAAACCGGGAAAGTATACGGCCCCTCCCGGCATCGAACTCTGTCTGCGGATTGCCAAAGCTGGCAATGGTTCAGCTTTCACCGCCTCCCGGTTGCTGCGGGCCGCGGGGAAACCACAGATTGCCGATCTCATTGAGGGTCTGTATGGAAAAGCGACGTTGCGCCGCGGGGCGATCAGTCTCTCGCCCCCGGAACGCCTGCTGGTGCAGCGCCTGCGCACCCGCCCGCGCGTCCAGCGCAACGTCCTCTTACTGGTCGAGCAGATTTTCGAAACGCCAACCGAAAAGAAACAGCAGCGGCGCCACCCGACAACGAATCCTGTCCACCAACGGAGTGCCTAATTGTGCACCGCCATCATCCCGTCCATCTGCGCCTCGTCCACTCGCGCCCCGGCTTGCCGCCGCATCGGTGCACCACCGAGCCTCCGGGGTGGGACGCCTTGTCAGGCACCGTCCGACACGTGCTGTGTGACCTGACGCGGCAATTGCCGACGCGGGGCCAACCCGTGCCCGCCAATCTTCGTCGTCGTCCATTTCCGTTACGGTGGTCGGCCCTCCGTCCTGATGCACGGCAGGCCATCCGACGGCTCACTCGGGCTCTGACCATTCCCAAGAAAGCAGGCTAACCGTCATGATTCTATCCTCCCGTATTCTCGGCACTGGCGTCGTGCGTCAATTGCAGGAGCGGGTCAACATCGCGGTCTTGCGCATTGGCGAGGATGCCTTTACCCGCTCCGACCTCGCCACCGTCCAGTGCTTCAACTATCTCGCTGCCGCGAATCTGTCGCGCATTCTGAATGCCGAATTCCAGGTGCGCAACACCAAGGACGTCTTCGACAACATCAACCCGTGGGCGATGGCGCTGCCCCGCCTCGGGGTGATTTCGTTGGCGGTGCTGGGGGCCGCGTTCGAAGCGAAACGGCTCGGCGGCGATCACCCGCTGGAGGCATGGGTGACGAAACATCGCGCGCCCGAAGCCAAGCGGGAATTCCTCACCTTCGATACGCTGAAGCACAAGCACACCGCCGACACGAAAGCTCTCGCACGCGAACGTCGAGCCCAGCACGCCAGACAATCCACGCGACGGAATCGGGCGCACCGGATCCGCGTGGGTCGGTACACTCAGCGCCTGCAAGGTAGATCATGACGAAGCACGTCAACGGCAAACATCTGAACGGGAACCCCTACGGGATCCATCGCCGCCTCAGGCGGTTGTTGGAATATCACCAAGGCATCGTGGATGCCCTCAGCACGACCATCGCCGTGCTGGAGGAGGAATCCGAGGGGCGGAAACGCGGGCACAGCGCGGATCTGTTGGCGTCGGCCATCCAGCTGGACGCAGAACGGGTGGCCCGTCGTCGTGGGCGCCCGCGCAAGGCTCGTGGGGGCAGCTATGACCGGACGACGGGGAAAGTGAAACCGGGATACAGCTCGAAGTCCTCCATTGCCGCACGGCGGGAACGGTCGATGAAATTTCTGGCGCACTTCGACCGCACCGAGCCACGGCCGATGCCCCCCGGAGCGACCGCGCAAAATAGTGGGCTGGGCCCGCTGGTGAACTCGGGGTACTTGCGAAAGAAGGGTGAAGGCTACATCCGCACGGCGAAGGAGTATTCCCTCGCATGAGCACGGCCCGGGTCCATCGCACGCGTGTGGCGGCTGTCCATCCCGTGCGCGCGGGCCCTGCGCCGTGATTCGTCGTTCGTTCTTGTTCCCGATTCCCAGCCGGGGTTACCAGATGGACACCACGCACGATTTAACCGCTATCGCCGACCTCTACGCGTCCCTCCCCGATCAGGAAGTACTCGACCTGCATCGCATGTATCTACGCAGCGCCCGGGCCGACGGCGATTTCGTGTTCGTGCGGCTGGCGCTACTGGAAGATGAATTGGTCCGTCGCGGCCACCACGACGCCGCGGTGGCCAATATTCTCGCGGAGGAACAGTGACGTTGAAACGTGGGCAGTACGTGTGGGTGACGTACGACCGTTGCACGTTGGTCGCCTTGGTGGCGATGGCCTCGCCGAACGGCCATTCGGCGGTGCTGATGTTCGATGGGATCCTCGGCGGCTACGTGGGCGCCATGGCTGTGCTCGCGCCCGACGATTCTGAAATCCCGACCGACTTCGTGGACCTGCTCAACGGGGGGGAAGTCGTCATCACCCCGTATCCGAGTTAAGAATCCATCGTCCAACCATCGCCGACTTAAAAAAAACTCCTGAATTCTTCGTAAGTACAAGGCCTACATAAACTTCTAAGGAAAGGATTTTATTTGCCGTGGATAAACTGCGCGCACTCTTCGATGAATTCATTGATCTGCTCGAAGTCTTCGACGGGCTCAAGCATCCGGGGGGCAAAGGGCGGCGGGAACGCCGCTCGACGTTTCGCGAGATTCGCACCTGCGGGAAGCAACTGATCCAGCGTACCCAGCAGGCCGTCGACCAACGACAGCACCTGCTGCAGGCGAAGCCCCAGCTGGTGTGGAGCAATGCGAAGAAAAAACGCCGAGGCTAAAAGGAGGATCGTCAATGGCCCGCCGCCGCCGCAAACAGAAGACCGTCGATGATCTGCCGGTGACCATCGTGCCGACCGCGCCCAGCGATGTCGAGGTGCTCGTGTGCGCGGACGCCGAGGCTTCGTCGCCTTTCACCGACAACGTGTACACCACGTGCGGGGACTGTGGACGAGCCGTGTACCATCGGCCGAACGTCAGCGCCCCGCGCTATGTGTGCTGGACCTGCTTCGAGCGGCACGTCGCCGATGGGCAGGTCGACGGCGTGACGGTCACGCACCGCAGCATCCTCGAAGCGCTGAGCAGCCAACGCCGGAATTGAGGTCAGGCCATGCCACGTGTGCGCCACGAATACGTGACCGAAGAGGACTTTGACGAACGCTATCGGCGCGATGGTCGTCGGCTCGCTCCGGGGTTCTGGGTTGACCGTCACGGCCAGCTCCACATCTCGATTCCGGAACTGCTGGCGGTCGCCAAGCTGCCCGAGAGTCCGGAGGACCGCGCGGCGGTGCTGCAGATCGTGAATGAATTCATCGAGCGCATTCCCGAAATCAGCGACGTCGTGTACTGCGATCCGATTCCGCCGTCCAGGCGGAAGGGACACCGCTGATGACCGCGGCGACATTCAACCAGTGGATCGCGCGCCCGCTGTTCTGGATCGCGCAGCTGACTATCGCCACGGGCATCGGGATCAACGTCTGGGCCATCCGCCTCGATTTGAAACGTAACGATTGGCACGCGGCCGGGACGCAAATGTTGCCGTTGCTGTTAGTCCTGCTGACCGCGTGGGCCGTCGCATGGGCGGATCAGTATCGGGCTCGGGTCTTCGAATCGATTCGCACCGATTTGGAATTCAAACAGACGATGCTGGAGAAACTGCGGGCCGCGCAGGAACTCCACATCGGCGGATCCATCACCGACGACGATGACGACACGAAAACGCGCCACTGATCTGTACGACGTCGCGCGGCAGGTTTGTCACGACTTCGGCATCCCGTGGACGGACCCGCGCACCCGGATCACGTATCCGCCGCCATCTCGTCACACGCACACAGGAGGGAAAGATGGAGATGACACCAATCCCGTCAATGAGGCAGCGAGCCCGCGAGATTCGGATGGCCCGCCAGCTGCTGGCTCTGAAAAATAAGCAGCTGCTCGCCATCAAGACACGACTCAGTCGCACGACGAGGGCACTGCTGGCCGATGAAGCTGAGATGAAGGGCAAGAAGTTGGCGAAATTGATCCTCGGATCGGAATGGTACTGAGATGAAGGCCCCCAGCCAGCAAGATCGATTCGTGAAGGTGCGCGCGTATCTCAGTGACCGCGACTTCGGATACGAGAATTGGCACGCGCGGCAATTTGCATCCCCGGAAGAGAGTCGGCCGGCGGTCCTGATTCTCTGCCACGATGAAACGGAGCAGGCGCAAGCACTCGCCTATCTCACTGACCGCGAGACTCGCCACGCGAGCTACGACCTCGTCTCGCGCGCCGTTGATCTGAGCCAACGCTTCGATCTGAGTTTGCGGTTGGGGCAAATCCTCGGCCCGGAATATGACGGTGTTCCGCTCGAAGAAGTGGCGCGGGAATTGGTCCGACTCAAGGCCGAACGTCAGGAATCGAAATGACGCGACCACACGGGACAATCGATGACGGGCTCGTGATATTGGAGAATCTGATCGCCGGGATGGCCCCGCACGACGCCGCGCTGCTGCGCGACATCATGTTCACGACGGATCCGGTCCAGACCGCTTTTAAGATTCGCCGATACTACGGCGACCTCGACCGCGCCGAACGCACCCCGCGCGGTCTGCTGTACTACCACCTTGGGGTCTTGACGGGGACCATCTATCGGCAGGCCGAAAAAGAGGACGTCCCATCGTGATCAATTGGTTCGGGCCGCAGTCGTGGGGGGCGCCGGTCTGCGAGACCGCGCCCCGCTGCGAGATTCCCATCGGCGAAACCTGCGTGCACTGCGACCTGCCAATCCGCGATGGCGACTACGGCGTCACGATGCCACTCGTCGGCGACGTGACCGCAGGGGCCTGCAGCTTTCATCTGGCGTGTCTGTTGGACAGTATCGGCGTGCAAAGGAACGAAGCGCGATGAATCCGCTGCGACCGCTGCAGTTTATCGTCGCTGAAATATCGAAGTCATGGATCGATGGCGAACCATTCGACCCGAGCACGCCGATTCTGGCAGTGCAATTTCAAGAGGTGATCGAGGTGAACCGCCAACGTGGTTATCGTCTTGTGACCTTTCAACTACACCGCCTGATGCCGCGGCCCGACGAAATGAACGAAACAATTATCGCGGTCTTCGAACACGTAGGGAATCAACCATGATCATCGGCATCCAACTGGACTTCACCACCGACCAGCTGCGGCAGCACGTGGACGACCGCCGCGCGTTCCACGAAATGAAAGCCGAGTGGTACGCGAATCAAATCGAATCGCTGCGCGGCGGCGGGCTGCGTCCCGAGAGCATCTCGAACGATCCGATCCACAGCCTGGAAGGATCGCTGCAACGCCATCGACAGAACGCGGCGCTGTTCGCGGTCATCGCCGACCACCTCGTGCCGAATGAAACGTATCGGCTCTCGCAAAGCGATCTGAACACGCTCGAATTCGTGAGCCGGTTCTTCTGATGGCACCGAGCCGACAGACCATCCACAACCGTCGGACGAGTCTGCTCCGTCTCCGCGAGCGGGCGATGCCTGCCCCCATCGCGGTCGGCTACGACAACGAGACGCACAAATTCACGGTGTGCTGGTCGGAGGATCCCGAGACCGTACTCATCACAGCCCGCCACGAAGTCGTCGCGGCGTACATCGACGGGTTCGTGCGCGGCTACATCAACGCCCCGACCAGTCGTGTCGGAGACTATTGAATGGAACGCTGCCACTGCGGGCGCCCGTTGCACTACAGCGATCCCATCGTTCAGCGGTGGGTCGAGATGATCGTCGCGGTCTTGGGCTCGCACATGGAGGTCACGATCAACGGGCGGACGTGGCTCGTCCAGCGGCACTACCTCGCCCTCCACGGGCTCCGCGGCGCCGACCTGCCACGCTTAGGTTTCGAGGAAATTACCCCGGGCCGCACCCCTAATTCCTCAATAAATTAGCGGAATCTGGCCGGGTTCCGGGCCTTGTAACCCAAGCGATTCGGTTATACAGTGGTGCTCGTTGGGCCCCGGTAGGGCCCCCAAGGAGCAGGCCGAATGAAACGCACCAAGAAGAACCCCACGATCACCGAGGCGATGAGGCTGGGCCTCGACGCGAACCGCATCCTCGCCAAGACCGCCAGCACCCGGAAACGCGATGCCGGATGGTACGGCCCCGACTACGTCGCGCACGACGGGAAGACCTACACGGGCAGCCTCGCCGAGCAGAAGGCCTTCGCGGACAAAGTGACCGAGTGGCTACAGACGATGCCGACCGATGTGCTCGCCGCGGCGGCGCGGGGCGAGGTGAACCTGAACCGAGTCGCCCGCGAAGAACTGGCGGCGCGCGGCCTCAACGACCGCGGCAAGTGGGTCGGGTTCGAGGAAGCGAAACGCCTCTCGAAATATTCCCGCGTAGATCGGGGCGACGGCACGACGGTCCTGATTTCGATTCCAGATCGCGACGACGACAACTAAAAGGAGCCAACGATGACCCTTCAGGATTTGATCGACCAGCTGCAAGACCTCGCCGACGACTGCGATCCGACAACGACCGAAGTGCGCCTCGCGATTCAACCCCGCTGGGCCTTCGAACACTCGATTGCGAACGTCGAGATGGTCGAGCCGACCGCGCGGGAACAGAAACGCAATCCGGATGCGCCCTCGGTGATCTACATCGGCGAGGGCAACCAGATCGGCTACCTGCCGACCGCCGCAGGCGTCGCCCTCGGGTGGTCGGAAGACCCCGGTGACGACGACGATGACGATGACGACGCGATGGAGGTGCGGTGATGAAACCCACGCGAGCAGCATTCGCGGAGGACATCGCCCGCGCCTTCACCGACGCGACGGTGCGCACGCGGGATCGAGGCCTGACGATTCAGGTCAGCAGCGAAATCGAGGCGGGCGCCATCGCGGATGGCGCGATCATCGTCGGCCTCGTTGTACCGGAAGAGGCTCACGAAACGGCGGAGGGTCATTGGGAAGTCCGCATATTCGGATTTCCCCGAGAGAAACGGACGCAGGAGGTACAGCGATGAAGACGGTTCTGAACGCGGTGGAGATGGGTCGCATCGGCGGCAAGGCGACCAGCACGGCGAAGGTTGAGGCCGCGCGTACCAACGGGGCCCGGGGCGGGCGCCCGACGAACATCCTGAAGGCCCTGCAGCTGGGCCTCCAGTACGCCAACCTCTACGCCCCGCCCGAAGAGACGGGCGCGGCAGGCGTGCGCGAACACGAGCGTGACCTGCTCACGATCCGCCGCGCGATTCAGCAGCTGGGAGGTGCGCGATGAATCCGCGACCGCCCTGCCCGACGATGTATCCGACGCGGAAGATTTGGGATCGCACCACCACGCCTGACCACCCGCGCATCGAACACAACGTGCCCTGCGGCGGCACGCTCCGCGAGTGCCCGATCTGTGGCGAGGTGCGGTATTGCGGGCGCGAGGGCCAGTGCCTGAACGACCAGCAGCCGACGCATTGGGTGCGTCGCCAATTCGACATCGAAGGTTTGTATGGCGGCGGCATCTGGGGGTGGACCCGCGGCGAGCACTGGAATGGCTGGGCCTGCCCGCGGTTCGAATTCTCCGCCGCGCTGGAGGTGATCGTGTTCAACAACGAACCCCCGGTCGGCACGGCCCGCTTCGATCCGGAGACGGATACCGTGATCGTGCACTGGCAAAACGACGAGGAGCAGCGGTACGAAGGCGAAATCATCGAGACCGCGGAAGGCCCGAAGAAGGTCTACGCCATCGGCGCGTGGGCATGGATTTGGGAGGAGGTGAACGCATGAAGACGAAACAGCTGGAGCCCGTCGCGCCCCGGTGCCCGCAGTGCAAGCGGGGCACGCTCAGCCTGATCGAGGACGGCCTCGTCGGGCATTTCTACCTGCCCGGGATGTCGCTGCGCACGGCGGAGCCGGAACTGCGCATGGAACCCCGGCCCTTCTTCGCCTGCAACGCCTGCGAGTTTTGTTTGGAGGTGCAGTGATGCCGACCCTCACGGTCATCTACCAGACGCCAGCAGGCTTCGTGACCGACCTCGGCGAAGACCTGCTCGTCCAAGGGCAGGACGGCGAGTTTACGTTGGGCCGCTACGGGGTCTGGATCACCTCGGGCCGCAAGCCTGAAACGATCCACGTCACCGAGTCGCGCGAGGACGCCATCCGCGAACTCGATGTGCGCACGAAGGAGGTGCGGTGATGGGAGGCAAGCAACCGATCCCGACGGGCGATGCCGTCCTGCTGGCGCGGCAGCTGAACGACCTCAACGCCGCCCCCTACGATAACGCACAGGCGGACGATCACAACGAGACGTTCCGACAGCTGGCCCTCAAACTCGCCGCCGCGGTGATGGGCGGGCTGAAATTCACGCGGCCCGAACTCGACGCCCTCAACGACGCGTTGACGTACTGGATCGAGGAAAACGGCAGCTCCCACCGCGCCCGGGACCGGGAACCATACGTGTTCGCGCAGGCCCGCATTCAACACGAGATCGATTACCGCGACCGCCGCGCGGCGATTGAGAAGGACAACAAACGCATGGCCAAGATGGAGAAGACTCAATGACCCTGAAACGACGCCTCTGCACCGCGGCTGCCGCCACCGTGCTGCTCATCACGCCCGTGACGGCCCAGCAACAGCAGATGACGAACTCGATGATGTACGTGGGCGCGGGCTGGGAAGCGTTCGCGCCTGTCGCCTACGAGGGCGGTGATGCCGCGCAGCCGAACTTTATCCTTGGCGTGCTCGTGCTCACCGATACCACCTTCGCGCTACACGCGTGCACGCTGAAAAACTGCGCGCTGACATCACCGCCGCAGCCACCGTTCGCTCTCCTGGGCGGGGGAAAAATTTTTGAAATTCCGCTGCTCTCGATCACCAAGATCCGCATCACGAATCGTGTTGCGCAGCCCAGCTATGACGATGTAGTCATCAGCTACATACAAGGGACCACGGCGGAAGCGCCGATGTTCCGCGTGGCGCACCCGCACGCGGCAGCGGTGGACGCGAAAATTCGCGCACGGCTGAGTAAAGTCGGCGTCCCGCTTCACGATAAGGAGGAGTAACCCCAAACACACCCCGCGCGATTCGATTCGTTTTCGTAACCCCAAGGTCCGCCCGCATGGGCGAGGAGAAGCAACATGGCACGCACCGCAAAGATGACAGGCGCCCGCCGCAAGAACGATGGCTGGGAAGCCTACGTGGACGTCGACAAGAAGCGATACACCAAGCAGTACCATTTCGGGAATCCCCTCACCGCCGAAGAACGCCGCATCATCCAAACGTGGCGCGAGGAAATGCGGGAGAAGCATGAGGGGCAGGTGCCCGCCTCCGGATCCTTCGCTGCCGACATCCAACGCTACCTCGCGCAGAACGCGACGATGCCGACGATCAAGCAGCGCGCTGCGCAGCTCGAACTCTGGGCCGAGGCCCTCGGTCGGGATCGCGCCCGCCGCACGATCAAGACCGACGAAATCAATCTGATTCTGCAGGAGTGGAAAGTGAACGGGCGCATCGGGCGGCGAGGCAAAGGCCCGCTCGCGGGCGGATCGCTCCGCAAACGCCGCACAGCCCTCCAGTCGCTTTTTCAATTTCTCGACGGCAGCAAGGTGCTCAATCCGGTGAAGGCTGTGCCGCGCCCGCCCGAACCGGAACCGGAAGCCCGCTGGATCGACTACGCAGTCATCGGCACGATCCTCAAGGTGATGCCGACGCACTGCCAGCCCCGGAAACGCGGCGAGGCGCCCAAGTTGAGTCTGGCGCCGATCCGCTGCGCGGTGCTCGCGCACACGGGGATCCCGCCCGGGCTGCTGAAGGTGATCGTGCCCGCCGACCTGCGCCTCACCAAGGAGGGCGCAGCGTATCGGATGCCCGGGCGCAAGAAGGGTCGCGGCACCGCAGCGCGCCTCGTGCCGCTGACGGCAGAAGGGCGGCAGGCCTTCGAGGCGTTTCACGCGGCGAACGCGTACGGCAAGTACTCGGTCGACGGCGTCAACAGCTGCTTCAAGCGGGCGGCGAAACGCGCGGGCGTCGATCCCACGACCGTCCACCTCTACGACCTGCGGCACTCCTTCGGCAGCGAGATGTACCGGCTGCGGCGGGATCTGGCGACGGTGGGACGGTTCCTCGGCCACGCCCCGGGATCGAAGGAGACGGCCCGCTACGCCAAGGGCGCGAACTTCGAGGTGGACCTCGCGGCGGCAGCCGCCTTCAGCGCGGCCCGACAGGCGAGCCTGCCTGCCCCGGGGGCAACCCCCGCGGCGCAGCCGGTCGGGGCCAGTGGGGCCAACGTCGCGGCGCCCGCGGGCGACTTGGCGCAGGTGCTGGCGGAGGCGGCGCAGCCGGTGGTGTAGCCATTCCGTGGCTGGCCAACGTGGCCATTCCCCGTAAGTGATAGACTCGCCTAGCAAATCCCACCCCATAGCGTGGCCCCGAGCAGGCTCAGGAACGTTCCTGAGGCCCGGGGCCACACCCCCTCAAAATCCCTAAAAGACCCGCGTAAAACGGGCCTCAATCCGCAGTTTCGGGGGGCCATGCCCGGGCGCCGCCAGCGGCCCTGAAGGCCCTTAACGACCCTTGATAACAGGGCAAACGTGGCTGGAAACGTGCCCGCCTGTCGGCCCCACGTGGCGCCGATCCCGGGCGCGGTCGGCCGTTCCCCCGCCGCGCCGCCCCGCGCCCCACAGCCGCCGCTTCGCCTTCGAATCGCCTTTTCCAGGCGGCGCCCCTTCCCGATTAGGCTTGCTTCACGCTTAGCGAGAGCTAAGCTGTCGCTATGGAGGCAGTGATGAGGCAGCGGGTCGAGCGGATGACGGTTGGCGAGTTCAAGCAGCGATGGATGCAGGCCCGGGCGCTGGAGGCCCTGCAGAACGTCGAGGAGTCCCGGGTGGTCGAGGTGATGGTCCTCTCCACCTTCGCGGGCCGATTTTTCACCAGCTGGCAGCTGGTCGAGGAGCAGCAGTAATGGCGAGCGAGATGATGCGGCGGCGCGCGGACGGAACGTTCACCTATACGACCCCCGAGTGGGATGCGACGTGGTACTGGCCGGTCGGCACGAGCGTGCAGGTCCGGACCAGCCGAGGCCTGCGGGACGGGATCGTGGTGAAAGAGAACAGCGTGTCGGTTTGGGTGGAAACGGAAGACGAGCGGGTGCTGAAGAACGTCTCGAAGGCGGCGCTGGTTCGGATGGCCACCGAGGTGCGCTGCCCCTTCTGCCAAGGCGACGATCACGGGATCGACGCCTGCCCGAACATCGACCCGGAACAATTGAACGCGGATCGCGCGCTGCGCGGCCTGCCCCCGGTGGAGGACAAGTAGATGAAACGAACACCAGTATGCGGCCGGTGTGGCGCATTCAAAACGGATCACATGGACTACGGGCGGGGCTACCTGCACTGCCCGCGCACCGAGGGCGGCACCTTCGAGGCCTCGTACCCCACGACCTACACGGTCGTGACGGACGTCGGCACCTTCACGCGCACCTCGGCGCGGGAATACACCCACGCGGTCGTGTGCCTCACGAAGGCCGACGACAACGAACGCCCGGACCAGCGCGGTCGCTGGGGCCTGATCGGATTCCGGTCGCGCCTCGACTTGGCCATGCGGGAATTCGATTACTGGAGCGAACGCGAGACCTTCGCGGAACTGCGGGTCTACGACATCGATGGACGGAGGGTGCGATGAACAAGCGACTGACCCGCGCGCAGGAGGTGGCCGAGGCGCTGACGCACCCCGGGCCACACCTGCAAGCGGCGAAAACGAAACACCAAGACCTCGTGGTGAGCGTGGCGCGGGAACTCGAACGCGCCATCGCTCGCCGCCGCAAGGCGAAGGCGGCGCTGCGTGCCGCCGAGGCCGAGGTGAAGGATCGGAAGCTCGCGCTGCGGCGGGTGATCGCCGCGGTGGCCAATCGGGACGACGAGGGAGGGCTGTGATGTAGGGGGGGGAATGCTTCGCCGACGAGTGTTCGCTGTATCAACCAACCAAACCAAACAAAGGGACAGAAATCATGAATCGAAGATTGCTCGCGTGTGTCTCGACCAGCTTGTTGTTGACTGCCTGCGGCGGCAATTCCGCCACGGGTCCGTCGGCGCCTCCGCCCCCGAACTATGCGGGCACGTGGTCGGGCACCTATACCGTCACCGGCTGCACGCAGAGCGGAGGGATGGCACTGGCCAACCCCTGCGGGCTCATGGGGACGACCCCGCGCTACAGCATCACGCTCACGCAGAACGGCACGTCCGCGACGGGCTCCTTCACCCTCGGCTCGCTCGCGTTCCCATCGACCGGGGGCACCATCCTGAGCGATGGGTCGCTCGCGTTATCGGCGACCTACTTCTCCGATGGCATCACGATCATCACGAATTGGGCGCTGCACAATTCGGGCAACGCGATCACCGGAACGGTGACGCAACTCTGGCAATCCACGACGCTCTCGGGCCAAGCGAACGTGGCCGGGACGATTGGCACCGCCGTCCACAGCGCGGCGGTCACTGCGATTACGACAACGGCGCCGCGCACCATCGAAGGGCTCGCGCAGGCGGTCGGGGAGGAGGTGCGGTAATGCCGAACGCCTACATCGTGCGGGATCTGAATCCTATCGAGTCGAAGGAGTTCGAGCAGGCGCTGAAGCGGGCCAAGGCGGAAGGCCGATCCATGCGCTGGATTGTCGTGCAGCTGGTGACGATGTACGCCAAGGTCGGACTCGACCCGCTGATGGCGGCGACGAAGCGGGCCAAGTAGAAACTGGCGCGCGGCGAGGGGGCGGGCACTCCGGATCGGAGGCCCGCCCTTTTGTCGTTTAGTACGGGGCCGTGCTGCTCGTGCCCGACAGCGAGGACGTCCCGCTGGTCGTGGTGCCCGTGCTGCTCGTCGGCACGGCGGGCTTCGCCGCCTCGGCGATGCGATCCATCAGCGCCTTGAAGGCGGGCGGGGCGTTGGGATCGGGGGGCGCGGCGTCTGGTTCGGGCGGCGGCACCGGATCGGGCACGACCTGCGCGTTACCACCCCACGCATCACCGGCCTCGGTGACGGCTTGCTGGAAGGCTTCCCACGCGTCGTAGATGCCACTCAGGGTGGCTTCGTCGCCGTGCAGTTGCAGCGTCGAGAGATACAAGTGCAAGGTGCCCGTCGGGTCGGCGGGTTGCTTGATCGGATCAGCGGCCATGGTGGTGTCCTTTCCTCGAAACATGCATTTCAGCACTGGCGAGCACCGCCATCGCAGAGGCGCAGCAGCGGGCTTGATTGGGCGCGAGCAGTCGTGAGTACTTGCCGTCTTCGCAGTGGAACGTCATCCCGTCGCCGTACGCCATCGACTGGTACGCGAGGCAATTCGCCAGCCATGGGTTGTAGGCGTTCGGGTCTTCATTGAAGCGACAGATTTCCGTGAGGCGGGTCGGGAGCACGGGGCCCCACTGCTTTCCGTCCGCGTCAAAGCCGATGCGATTGAAATACATGTCTTCGCAGAGCCCGATTTTGGGAAACGGTTTCTGCACGTGAAATTCGCGTGAGCCCCAGCCTGGACGCGGCGGCGGCGCATCGCTAACGGCACTGCCCTGCGAGACGATGGGATCGTTCGGGCGGTTGTAGTCGTTCGGGGTGCCGACGAGATTGCCGCCGTGGTCGTACTCGTTCGTGAGCGAGAGCCAGCAGCAATTCAGCACGGTCGCGCAGAACCGATTCCAGAAATCCTGACACTTGCCGAGCGGCCAGCCGCGATACTGCGTGTCGCTCAGGACCGGGAAGTCGACCTCCTGCCCGTACTCCAGATTGAAATCCAGATAGCCCGGGAGTTCCTGCCAGTACCGTTCACCGTAGTCGTCGGGATTGAAATTCGTGATGTTGACGATGTGCGGCAGCACCCGTCGGCCCCGCACGCCGAGGTCTTGCGACTGACGGAGGACGGGCCCGAGGGCCGCGGCGCCGCCATCCAACCAGAGCTTGTAGTCGAGGAAGCCGGTGATGTGGCGCGCGACATAGCGGCGCCCATCGGCGAAGCGGAGATAGGTGCCATCCCACACGGGGCGCGGCAGATCCCACACGTACGCGAGGGCGACCTTGCTCGCATCACCGTTGTATTCGGGCGGCAGCTGCGGCGGCTGGCCCGCCTCCGCCTGGATTTCCTCGCCGAGGGGCGGGAGGATCACGCGGAAACTTTTCACCGAGTTTTGAAACCAGACCGTCGCGCCTCCGGTGTATTGCGACGGCACATCGACCATCGCCCGATTGGGCGGCGTGGCTCCGGGTTGAAATTGCAGCGGGATCGGCGGGGCGCCTTCCGGTGCATCGGGCTCACACCACGGTGCGTCCTTCCGCGGGTCGCCAGACACGTTGAAGAACAGTTGGCGGGTCATCGCCCGCCAGAATGCAGGCGCGAGCGATGCGGCCTTCCCCTACAGCTTGGGGTGCCGCACTTTTTCGTTGGCGTGTTACGCTGCGGTCATGAGCCGGTCGCGGAAAAAGCATCCGTATCGACGGTCCCGTCGTTTTGATCGCAGCTGCCGCTGTCACGGCGGGTGTCCGTGGTGTTTCAAGAATCGGATGTACCAGCAGCGCAAGGAACGCGCCCGCGCCGCCGTGGTCGAGGCGGATCGATGACGCTCCACAATCGCACGTACGTCACGCCAGCGGGATGGGCCGCGGTGCGCGCCATGATTGAATGGGACGACTGGTGCACCCATTTGCAGCAGCGCGTCCGCTGGGCTGCCCTCTCAGGGCGTGATGTAGCCGAGCGAGAAGGCGAGGACGAGCGTGCCCCCCGACGGCGTGTCGGTCGCACTGATCGTGCTGGGGGTCTGCCCCGACCCTGAGGCGTTGATATACATCGACTGCGTCAGGCCCTGAATGACCGGCGTCATGTGCGTGTAACTCGCTTTCGTGATGCCGCGCCAGATCAATCCGCCGCCCGCCACGTCGTTGGTCGATTGGGCCGGGAATGGCAGCCCCGTAATCCGCAACCCTCCGGAGGCTGTCGTAAACGTGAAGGTGGACGTCGAGATGTACGTGTGCAGCACCACCAACTGGCCCTGCTTGATATAGAGCCCGTACCGCACGGCGTAGACGATGCTGAGATTGCCGGCGGTGTCGAACGTCACGGTGGGCGTCCACGACGCCGAGGTGCCGCCGCCGTACAAGTAATTCAGATTGTCTCGGATGTGGGTGTTGAGCATGGTCGCTGTCACGAGTTCGCCAGCGACCCACGTCCGCGGTGTCGTCCACGCCATACTTACACTCCTACATTGTGCGCGAGGTTTTCGGCCTTGAGCCTGTCGAGCGATTCGCCCGGGGACCAGTGCTGGTTCTCGCGACGAGCCCGCGCCAGTAGCAACCGCGTCAGCGCGGCGATGGCCGGGGCCGACGGCATCACGATGTCGTGATAGATCGCGCCGCAATCCACACAGCAGGCGAGGCGCCACTCCGGATGGGTGTAGACGCCTGCGCCACAGAGACAATCGACAATCCAGCGCCCGTGATCGATGCGCGCCACGAGCACCACCGATGACTCGTGGACCATGGCCGCATCGTGGAGGGATCGCTGGTGCCACGCGCGATAGGCCACGGGCGAGGCGACGCTCAAGGCCGTCGCCGCATCAAGCAGACGTGTGTACATGTCCGCCTCTCACCTCAAACGATTGCGGGGCATCGTAGGAATAGACGAGCACCTGTCGTGCGGATTCCATGGCGCGCGCTTCGAGTCCAGGCACCTCCTCGAAGCGGCGCTGCGAGACGAGAATCGTATCGACGGCATCACCGCTCCAGTCGCGGAGGTCACGCACGACGACTGGGATCGCGCTGCGTTTCGTGGCGTCGCGTTCGATGCCCGAGACCGCGACGTCGAAGCGGGCGGCGATGCGTTCGAGCAGGGCGCCGTTCCCGCACCCGAGATCGAGGACGGGCCCGCGCGGGGGCGCGGCGTCCAGGGCCCGCAGGATCTGCGCGTGCGCCGCCTCCATCGCATCGAGCGTCGCGAACCCGTTGTCGCGCCAGTACGCATCCCCGCGGATCGCACTGTGGACGCTGGTCGTGAAATTCGCGAGGCTCGTCAACGGCACAAACGCCGGTTTGCGGAACGGAAACTTCAACCCGTGCGGCGCCTCGGTCGGATAGCTCGTGCCGGTCAACCGCCGCTCCTCACGCGTGGGCGTGTAGTCGGTGCTGGTGATGACCTTGACGACCGGCCAGACCACCTCTGCGATCCCGTGCAGCGCCGAATACTGCACGGGCCACGACAGCAGCTCGTGCGCCCATGCGGCACAGTCGCGCGGCAGGAAGGCGCGATACAGCTGCGCGTGCATTTCGCTCGGGTAGCAGCCGAAGGCGCAGGGCAAATGGAAGACCAGCCGCACGCCGAGCCAGCGCCCGAGGATGTTGGAGCCGACCGGGGTCGGGCTCCGCTGCGCCATGTCCAGCGTGGTGTCGCGCCGCTGTCGCCCGTTCCAGACGTGATCGAAGAACCGCACACAGCACTCGGGATAGTCGAGGCACTGCCCGACCGTGGGGTCATCCCGCCGTCGCCATGCTGCCGCCAACTCCTGCGCCGTCGTGGTCGACCGCGCGACGGCGAACCGCTGCTGCTCCAGCGGGGCCCCGTGCATCCCGAACGAGCGGAGGCGGTCGTGGAGCCCGGGCCGATCAAACACGATGGCGGCAGGTCGCACGCCTTCCGCGACGGTGCGCAGTTCGACATCGAGCCATGCCTCGCGGATCGCATCGACGCGTGGCGCCCACACCGCCTGCGCCTGCTCCGAGGCCCACGCGACCCGTGTGAATTCAGGCCCCGGCATCGGTGTGGTCTCCATGGACTTCGGTCCAGCCGTGATCGCCGTGCACGATGAACGCGCCGTCGTGGTGGGCGTAGCCGTCGGGGGCATCCCAATGGTCGCCGTGCTGCTGATCCGGTGGTCGGCTGTCGCTGAGCACACGTTCCTCCAGCGCCAGTCGTCGTGCGGGCACGCGCGTCAGTGGCGTCTGCCCTGAGGTGACGAGGTCGTCTTCGAGCCGTTCGAACAGGCGCATCCACAATCCGCATTGCTCCGTGCGATTGCGCCAATCGCCATCGATGGCGGTGCCTGGACACTGCCCCTTGCACGCGTAAAAGAATCGGCACCCCTGACAGCCGCCGTCGACCTGCGGCGTCGTATACAGCGCGCGATAGCGTTCGACGCCGTGCCCATCCGCCTTCACCCACTCGACGCCGTCTTTGTTCGTGCGCCCGCAGTTCGAACGCCCGCCGAGGCCGTTCACGTTCCGCACCGCGGGGGTCGTCAACGGGTCGCAGGCATTCCAGACGCACGAGCCCTGATCGCCGCTGAGGAGCAGCTGCGTCATATCCGTGAAGACGTCGAACCGCAGCTGGCGCAGCTGGCGCTGCAGGTCCAAGCACGCGAGGAAGGCGGCGACGTTCTCGTCTTCGGTCAGCGCCAGCTGATCGCGCACCTCCGCGTGATCGATTTCGAGGGCGTGCAACCGCACGTGCGTGATGCCGCGGGCATCGAGACTCCGGAACCATGCGAGCAGCCGTGGGAGCCGCGCGGCGGCAGCGTTGCCGCGATGGAGTGTCACGATGAGCGACGGCGGCTGGCCCGCATCGAGCAGCAGGTCGATGGCCCGGAACGAGGCGATGGTGGCTGCCCGCGTTTTCTCGAGATTTCCGGCCCAGCGTGCATCGTTCAACTCCTCGGGCCCATCGAGCGAGAGCCCGACGCTGGTGTGATACTGCGCGAACAGCGCGACATGGGTCGGCGTGATCAGGGCGCCATTGGTTTGAATGCTGGTCGAGCCGAACCGCTCATACCCCCAGCGCAGCATCTCGACCAGATCGGGCAGGTGCATCAAGAGGGGCTCGCCGCCGAACAGCGAGAACGATCCGCCCTCGCGGACGAGGCCCCGCTTCATGGCGTCGAGGTCATAGCCCGCGGAGTAGTTCCCCGCATCGCGCTGCGGATGCTCGTAGCAGTACGGGCACGCCAGCTGGCAGGCCACACCGACCGGACTGAGTTCAATGGTCAATTCGCATCTCCGTGGGCGGAATCAATGTGCGGCGAGGCCGGAATATCCGTGTGATCGACGTCGCTGTGAGAGGTGTTCACCGCGGCTTGATCCCCGTGCGTGGAATTGTCGACGTGCGCCACGTCCGCATGGGTCACATCGCTATGCGCGGCGTCGGTGTGCGTGTCGACGTGGGCGACATCGCTGTGCGCCGAGTCGGTATGGTCGGCGAAGTCTTCGTGCGTGTTATCGCCGTGGGCGGTGTCGGTGTGCGCCACATCGGTGTGCGGCGTGCTGTTGAAATAGTTGCCCGCATCCATGTGTTCGAACCCATCCGTGTGGTTGGGCACGTCACCGTGGGAGGCGCCGTCCGTGTGGTTGTAGTTGCCGCTGCCGAAGTCGCCGTGCGCCTGATCGCCATGCGAGACATCGCCGTGCGCGACGTCGGTGTGCGTGCGCCCGCCACCCGTGTCGTTGTGCCCGCCGGCGGCATCGTTATGGTCGTCGTGGTGCGAGCTATCGACGTGGGCGACGTCGGTGTGGGCGGTGTCGCTGTGGGCGACGTCCCCGTGGGCGGTGTCGCTATGGGCGACATCGCTGTGCGCCACGTCCCCATGCGAGGCATCGATGTGCAACGAATCGCCGTGCGCGATGTCGCTGTGCGCCACGTCCCCATGGGAGACGGGCGCGGCGTCGCCATGGGCAATGTCCGCGTGACCGACGATGAGCCCGAAGCCCAACACCGTCGTTTGTTCGACTTCGCTGAACCCCGCAATCTCCAGCAGCCAATACGCCGTGTTGTCGGCAATCGCCAGCACGAACTCGACGCTCATGACGTTTTGCAGGAGGCTGTAGCGTTTGCCCTGAATGAAATACCCGCGTGGCACCGCGCCGCTCGCATCGATGCCGGTCACCGTCTCCTGCAATCCGATGCGGTCGCCGATTTCCCGCAGCACGACCTGCTGCTGCAGCGTGGTGGTCGACGCCATAAACGCCATGCGATCAATCGTCGCGAAGGGCGCCGTCTGCGTCTGGAGGACGTAGAGCGCAATCTCAGCGCCGACGTCGAGGCGCGACTGATACGGCATGTCGAGGGCGACCGTGACGACGCCAATTGCGGCCTGTGAGGTGTCGTCTTGCTCTTCGAGGATCACGTTCTCGAAGTCGTAGAGCCCGCGTCCGCGCACTTGAAAGATGCCCGCGGTCCCCCCAATCCAGCCATCGACGGTGCCGGTGTTCGTCACTTCCAGGCGCACGCCATTGCCGCCGAAGTTGGCGACGATGGAGCACGAGGCCGTGAGGTTCGCGCCCGTCCCATCCTGTGCCCCGTTCATGACATAGTCGGTACTCGCGACCGGCGTCTGCATATCGGTCCCGCCCACGCGAGCGGCGATCTGTTGCGGGTCGCGATAGGGGCTGAGCCACGTGAAGGTTTGGCCGGGGACGATCTGGGTCGCACTCTGGAGCGACGCGAGCACTGTCGTCGCGGCGCTATCGGCGCGTTTCGGATGCACCGTGACCTGCACATCGTTGAGCGTGCGGTCGCGCTGGTAGGTCAGATCGAGGGCGGTCATGTCGACAAAGGTCGCGAGGTTCGTGCGCTTATTCGCGCGCCGACTGCGGCCTTCGAACGTCAGCGTCCCATCGCCCTTCTGATAGATGAACCCGTGTTCGCTGCCCGCGAGCTTCGCCGCTTCCGCCATCGCGGTTTGCGATTCATCGCGGGCGCTGTCGAGCGAGTACGCCATCGCATCGACGCCTTGATCGACTTCGAGGGCCCGGGGTTGCCGCGGCAAACTATTGATGATGGTGGTGAAGACGTCGCCTGGAAATTGATCGATTTGCACCGCGAGGCCGTGCAGCTGCGACTGCGCGAGTTCATCGAGATAGTCGACGGCGGTCACATAGGTGCGGCGTTGCCCATGGATCCCGGCCACCGGCTTGATGATGTCAATGCGTCCGAGGAAGAGCGTCTTCGTCGTGGCGCCGACGGTGGCCTGCAAACGCACGCCGATCCCGATGCTGAAGCCTGTGCGACAGTTCGCATGACCGGGGCTGTAGTACCCGAGCAGGTGCGCCGAGTTCTGCGCCGAGTTATTCAGCGCAAAGGACATCTCCCCGGTGGCGGCGACGCGTTCGCGCACGTTCCCACTGGTCATGCCGCCGCTGGCCGTCAACGTGTCCGAACTGAGCACGTCGGTGACGGCCGTCCACCCGTTGCCTCGTCCGCTGAATTCCATCTCGACGGACGCGACGAGACTCACAGCGCACTCATGGAGGCGTCGCGGAGCACGCGTCGCAGCGACGCGATGTGCATGTCATCCCGTTCGGCGAGGGCGCGGGTCAGTTCCGCGAGATTGATGGGCGGCGCCGCCTTCCCGAGCGGGGAGGTGAAGGTTTGGCCCTCGCCACTGAACGCGAAGAATTCGTGGCCCTGCGTGGAGAACAGCATCGGGCCCGAGGCATAGCCGAATCCGCCCGCGGCCATCTTGATGGGCGTCGGGGTCAGGGAGACGGGCCCGGGCAACGGGGGCACGTCCCAGACAATCGGAATGTGGATGGTGAGGCCCGCGAAACTGTCGCTGACAGCCTTCGCCGCCTTCTGCCCTTGGTCCGCGAAGTCGGAGCCCATCATCTTTGCGGCGGTGGTCATATCGTCCGCGGCCTGCACCGAGACGTCCTTAATCCGCACCCCGACGTCGTTGAAGATGTCCGTGGTGTGTTTGCCGACCACCTCCGTCGTGTCGTTCATGGTCGACGCCATCGATGACGCCGTGGAGTCCTGCGCCGCTTTGATCTGCGCGTCTAGGGCTGCCATCTGGCCGCGCATCTGCGTTTCGATCACGCCCATCACTTCTTCGGGCGCCTCCTGCGAGACCGAATCCGCGAGCGATTTGTATTTCGCTTTCAGATCATCGATGGCTTTCGAATCCTGTCCGAGGGCCGCTTCCTGCGCCTTCTGCGCTTTGTCGAAGGCGTCCGCGACCTGCGCAGCGGTGTACTGTCCGGAGTCGCGCATGAACTCGTAGAGCTTTTCTGCTTGCGTCGCGGATTCCTGCATCGCGGCGACCGTCTGATAGCCCGCCGCCGTCGCTTGGTCGGCCAGATCCTGCGCCGCGGCAGCGGCCCGTTCCGCATCCGTGATCACGTCGCCGTTCTTCATCGCGACCCGACCCGCCAGTCGCACGCCTGCCGCGTCCAAATCCGCCGCCGCTTTGCGGAGCTGGTCCGCGGTGTAGCCCCCGGTGTCGATCATCAATTGGTAGACCGCCTGTGCGTGCTTGTAGGCGGTGATCAGGTCGTCGGCCGAGGGCCCATACTTTTGCGAGGCTTCCTGCGCGAGCTTGGTGGTCGCTTGCAGTTCCTTCAGCGCCTTCTGCGCCTCCGCGAGGGTCTTCGCATTCATCACCGCATCGATCAGCGCCTGCGAATACCCACCGAGGGCATCGACCGCCGCGTTGAAGGCGTCGGTCGCGTCCTGTTTGAATTGGAACAGCTGATTCGACAGCTCCACCTGTTTGTCCAGCGCACTGGTGTAGGCGCTGATGAGCATCGTGATGCCTGCGGTGATGCCGCCGATGATCGAGCCGGTGAGGGCGCCTTGAGCGGCTGCGGCCTGCTCTGAGTCCGCGCCGTATTTCGCGACCGCGGTGGAGGCCGCATTCCACGCCAACGCGACCGCGCCGATCTGCTGGGCCGCGGTGCCGATTTGCTGTCCACCAATTTGGGCGAACTGCACCATGGCATCGGCGGCAGCCTTCGCCTTGATGGCGCTGATGTCGAGTTCCTTGTTGTAGTCCCGCAGCATCTTGACCTGCTCGTCGGTCAAGGGGCCGCGCACCGTGCCCACCATCGAGAGGTTGGAGAGCGGATGGTTGCTCTCCATCTCGATCAGCTTCCGCACCATCGAGGCGTGATCCTCTAAGGCGGCGTTCCACTCTTTGAGTCTCCCGATTTCATTCGTTTGATCGCCCTGCAGGTCTTTGACCGCTGCCGACAGATCGCGGGTCGCGCCGCCTTCGATCTTCATCAAGTCGGCGTGCATCTGCTCCGCTTGCGCGACGGCGTGAACCTGTCGTTCCGTCAGCCCCAACGCATCGGCGATGTCTTTCTCTGCCACCTTCTGGTTCAGCAGATTCGCCACGCGTTTTTGCGTCGCGGTATCGACCGTCTGCAGCGTCTTCCCGAAATCCGCCTCGGCGTCTTTCACTTTGCCGACGGCGTCGAGGTGCTTCTTGTGTTCCTCGGTGAGTTTCTTGAGTTGATCGACGTAGGCCTGGGCGGCGACTTCGTTGCCTTTGAAGAGCGGCGCGATTTTGCCTTCGGCCTCGCCCAAGGCATACAGCTGGTCGATGAGGCCCTTCTGAAAGTTGCTGAGCGGGACCATCGACTGGTTCTTCAGGTCATCGATCCGCGCCTGAATCGACTTGTAGATCGCTTCCTGTTCTTTCAGGTACTGCGCGGCCTCGTCTTTGTCGTGACTGACGGCCGCGGGCATGGTCGTGATGGCGTGTGAGGGGACCGGCCCAATCGCGCCCGCCTTCTGCGCCGCGTTGAGGCGTTCTTGGGCCGCGGCGGCCTCGTTCGCCGCCTTCGCTTGGTTCTCGTAGTACTCGACCAGTTTGGCGAAGAGCGGCCCCGCGACCGGGATGTGCTCGTACACACTTTTGAGGCTGACCCCAAACGACTCGCTGGAGTTCTTCGCCTTGTCCGCCGCCTCACTGATGGCGCGCAACCCCGCCACGACGAGCGGGTCGTTGGCGATGGCCCGCCCGACGTTCTCCTGCAGATCGCTCCATGCGTTCTTGACCTTTTCCACCTGCCCCGCATAGGTCTCCATCTGCGCCGCCGCCTGCCCGCCGAATCGGGTATTGATGGCGTCCAGCACGCTGGAGAGTCCGTGCGATTTCGCAGTGGCGGCGTCGACCGTGATGCCGTACTTGGCAAGGGCCTCGGTGTGGCCCGCTGCGGCCTTCGCGACGAGATTGGTGGCGGTTTCGAGATCGACCCCGAGGCCTGCGGCCAGATCGGTGGAGGCCTTCAGTGCCGCCTCCATCTTGCTGGGCATGACGTCGCCCACTTCTATGAGCAACGTCTCCATCTTGGTGATCAGGCCGTTACTGAATCCGGTCGTATCCTGAAACTGCTTCGCGAGTTTGGCGTAGGCGTCAATCGCCGCCGGCGTGGCCGTGCCCTGCGCCTGCATCGCCACCGTCAATTTCTTTTGGCCCAGCTCCGCGTCTGCGTACGCTTTGACCGAATCCTTGATGAACCCCACCGCGCTGCTGAAGGCCCCGGAGACGAGATTGATCGCCGCCTGCGCCGACACCATGCCTGCGGCGGTGGCGAGGACGTGCTGGCCGAGTTCATCGAACCAGCCGCCGAGGGCCGATGTGCCCGGGCCCATGTCCTTGATCGCCGCGCCGACTTTCTGGAAGTTGTCGGCGCCCGACGCGCCGACCGCCTGAATGCCGCGCTGCACGGCATTGATCGAGTCCGCCAGCTTTTGAATGTCGTCGGGGACTTCCTTGCCGAGGGCGTGGAATTTGGCCACGGCTTCTTGCGCAGCATCCCCGACCTGCTGGAGTTCCCGTTCGGTCAGGGTGGAGACGCCCCCGATGCGTTTGATCGCCTCGGCCATCAACGTGGCGTCCGCGATGATCTTGGAACCGTTGAACTGGTTCCCCATCTTCGTCAGCGACTTGGCGACCTGATCGACTTCGCCCTGGAATTTATCCAGCTGGATGACGGCCTTCTGCACCCCGTCCTGAAAGGTGGAAAAGTCGGCGATGAATTTGGCGGTGACAGCCATTTAGTGCGTCCGAGCTTCGTCAGCAGCGCGTTGCATCTCTTCGATCAGGACGTCGTAGACGTCACGGGGCAGGGAGGCGATCCACTCGTAGCGCCAACCGTTCATGAAACGGCAGCAAGCGAGGTCACTGATGATGGCTTCTCGCCAGCCGTCTTTTTTTTTCGTTCTTCGCGTTCTTCGTCCGTGCGCGTTTCGTGCGCGTCCACGGCATCCATGATTTCGCGGAAGGTGTCTTGGTCGAGATGCGTCAGCGCCGCTTCACTGAACGGGACCGGCCCGTTGTCATCCATGAAGGACCACGCGACGATATAGGCAAGCATCTTGGTGATGCCGACCCGTTCGGGGTTGATCACCGCCACCGATCCGGCCCGCTGCTCTCGGATCATTTCGGTGAAGACGCGGCGCACCTCGCCCGCGTTGAGTTCGTGCTTGACGTCGATCCAGTCACCGTCTGAGAGCGGCAGCCGGTCGATCAGCGGTTTGACAAAACGATTGCGTCCCACGGTGGTGCCTCACATCTGCGGACCCAGCACCGCTGTCAGCGTGCTGTCCGCGACCTGCAGGGTGATGACATCCCAGCGCCAGCCGCGGCCTGGAATGCAAAAGACCAGCGGCCCCTGCGTGACCGCGTAGTCGTCTCGGTGGGCGATGGTGCCGGTCAGCGACCAGCCACCCGTGGGTTCACGGGTCACATGGAAATCACGGAGCGCGACGGCTCGCTGATAACCCCAGCGCAGTTCGCCGTCGGCTCCGCGAATTTCCACGCGATGGGCCATGGCACACCCATCGCTCTAGAAGCGACCCCACGAACCGTTCGCGGCGAACGAGCCCGCGATGGTCACTGCCCCGGCCACGCCGGTATTGATCGACATGTCCAACCACGCGGGCCCGTACCAGTACTTGGTCGGCGCATCGGCGGAGGGATAGAGATACATGCGGCAGCCGTCGGCGGAATCCGCGGCGACGAACGGTTTCGATTCCGTGTCATCGAAGAAGCCCGCGATGGTGCCCTTGATGTCCTTCAGTCCTTGCACGTACGTTTTGTTCGCATCGCCGAAGGACGTGACGTCGATCTTGTCGGTCGAGGAATCGAGCGTCCACGTGTTCAACTTGAGGACGTTGGTGGCCGTGCCTGATCCCGTCGTCGAGATGTAGACGACGCCTTTGCGACCCGCATACACACTCATGACAGCCTGCTTTCCGCCGCGCGCTACGCGGCCCGTTGGTTCACGAGCACTCGCAGGTCACCGAGCACGGTCTTGGCTCGTTCCACCCATGAGGCCTCGGCCACGCAGGCCGGTAATTGCGCAGCGATCCGTCGTCGCTCCTCAGCCTTCGGGAGCCAGTGGCGGATCAGGTCTGCGGCTTCACTCGGGGTCGCGAACGTTGGCACGAGGGCCCCGAACACTTCGCGCACTTCGGCGCGGTACTCGCTGAGATGAAAGGCGCCGCACGCCGCGAGTTCATAGGCGCGCGGGCTGAGGGATTCCCCGGGACGGGTGGGCACGCCCCGATTGCGGGAGGTGCGATAGAGGTTCAGGCCGATCTTGGCGCGGCGGTACAGGGCCGCGGCGAATTCGTTATTGATCTGCTCGTCGCGCACGCACGCGCGCACCTGTCGTTTGAGGCCTAACGCCTTCCACGTGCCATAGAGCCCAAGGTCGATCCCCGTCCAATCGATGGCGTTGAACCAGTCGATGCGTTCGGCAAAGCCGGATCCGACGAAGACGACATCGTGCCCGGGCACGCCGTCGACCAGCTGGCTTGCGAGGTAGTGCCGCTCCGGATGCCACGCGTGTGGCAAGTAGCCCGAGCGTTTGTTGACCGCCAGAAAATCTGGGACGCACGCCCGCTCGTTGGTCCAGCAGCCATCCACGCGCGCCGCCATGGCGAGTTCCTGCTCCCGGTCATAGGGCGACTCGGTGAAGAGGATCGTGACGGTGAGGCCCGCGCGCTTCATCATCACGACGACGTCGGGATGCATCAGCATCGCGCTGACGATCAGCACGACGTCGGCTTGATGGCGCAGCGCCATTTCGAGAGCGCCGATGCCCGCCTGATACATGATGTCGGCGGTGTTCGGTTTCGGCAGGTCGGGCTGTGCCTTCTTCTTTTTGCGCCACATCACGTGGAGCATCTTTCCGGCGAAGTCGATGCGCTGGTCGAGGCGGTACGGCACGAGGTCGACGCCGTGGGCCTTCAGGCCGTAGCGCAGGCCCGCCTCGACGTCGGCAGTGGACCACGTCGCCCCGGGATGCACGAGCAGCAGACGTAACGGCCGACTGCTCATGCGGCCTTCACTCCGAAGACCAACTTCATTCCGGGCGGCTCGGTGTCGGGTGTGGCCACGCGCAGGAACCGCTGGTGGTGATCGCGTTCGAATTGATCCCACGCCTGCTTGACCCCCGGGTACATCACGTTGTCGTAGTCGTCGCCCGCGACGAGTCCGCCGACGCGCACGTGCGGCCACCACGCCTGTAGATCGGCATACGTCGACTCGTACGAATGGTCGGCATCGACGTAGAGAAAATCGACGGGCCCATCCGTCCAGGCGGCGGCGGCTGTCGTGGTGAGCGACGGGACCAGACGGATCGAGGAGGAGACGCCACCTGCGACGAGGTTGGTGGCGCATTCGAGCAGCATCGCGGGAATCCCCAGCTGCGTGCCGCCATAGGCCACCGCCCCCATCCACGTATCGACGCAGGTCAGCGTGCCGCCCCATGCGCGAATCGTGAGCGTGATTGCTAGTGCGGAGGCTCCTCGCCACGAGCCGAGTTCGACGCACCGACGGGGGCGATGGATGTTCAGCAGATCGAGGATCTGCACGCCGTGGTGGAACCAGCCTTGCGGCAGGTGCTGCAGGATCACGGGCGGGGCAGGACGGAGGTGCGCGATGATTTCCGGGCACCACACAATCTCGGAAGGCGCCCAGCGCATCGTGGCGAGGAAATCGAAATCGCCCTCGTAGCGCGTGCCCCAGCGTCCCAGCTTGGCGGGGTCGTTGGGGATCAGCATCATCTGCGAACTGACATTCCCGCAGCGCAGCGTGGGCTCGCGCCAGAGCACGCAGTCGTTCCACACCATCTGAAACAAGATCGGTTTGTCGGGGACGGTATCGAGGGCATCCGCCATCAAGGCGCGGGCGCGCGGCAGGTAGATGTCGTCGTCATCCATGAACGCGAGGTGATGCCCGCGCGCTGCGGCGATGCCTGCCGTGCGTTCTGCGGCCCCGTAGTCGTGGCCCTGCGGACACTGCACAAAGCGGCAGCCGGTGACGGTGGCGACCGCCTCGGCCTCCGACGACTCCCCGACGACGATCACTTCGTCATCTGGCGTGGCCTGGATCGAGTGAATGGTGCGATAGAGCGACGGGCGCCCGATGGTGGGGACGATGAAACTGATCACGTCGACACCTCAAACCCTTTGCCGCGCACGAGGGCGATCAGCTGCGCCCACATCTGTTGGCGGAGGCGCATCGCAATGGGCACGACGGTCGGCGTGGCAGGCATCACGCCACGATTGGCGCCGCGCCCGTTCTGCCGACGACCCGTGCCTCGCTCGTAGAGGTGGGAATGCGGAGCCAAGCTGCGCAGGACATCGCGGGCGGTCAGGCGATTGATGTTTTCCTGCAGGTTGACGCCGCGCTGCAGTCGACCCGACCGAAACGGATAGCTCGCCCGCACTTGATACTCGGCGACGTTGGCGATGTCCGAGACGATGCCGCCGCCGTCGGTCGCCAAGTCGTCGGGGATCTGCTGCAGCTCGTGCTTGAATTCATCGAGCCCGATCCACTGCACGGTGGCCGTCAATTGACGATCTCCTCGCACAGCAGTCGCATCTCGACGTTGGCGTCGTTGATGACCTGCACCGCCCGCACGAACAGTTCCCGTGCGGCCGTGCCATTGCCGATGACGATGCGGGTATCCATCGTCACGCCCGGGTGGTAGCGCATCGTCACGAGATGCGAGAGGTTGCGGCTGTCCGCCATCGGGCCTTGCGGTTGAATCGCCGCCCACATCCGCGGCGGCGAGAGCGGTTCGAAAAATCCGTCGTCGTCGTCGGGGTGCTTCGGGGATCGCGACAACGCGACGAGCGTGCGCAGCGGACCTGCCCTCATGTTTCGATCCAGAAGACGCGGTCGTCCCAGCACCGCTCCGCCGCCTTCAGCGCGTTCTCCGCTTGCACTTCCATGCCTTCGCGGTCGGCATCGAGATAGGCGACGTATTGACGGATGCCCTGCTTGATGCGGGCGGGCACGTCGGCGGGCGTCTTCCACCCGACCACGTAGGTGATCTGGATCCCGGCCATGCGGTCGCTCTGCATCGCGGGCCAGACGGCATTGGCGGCGCGGAGTAGCCGCGCGGGGCGGCTGATCGTGTCCACGATGTAACTGCTCGTGGACAGCACCTGCTGCACGCCGTCGGCGTCGTAGTACGAGACGGTGGGCGGCGTGTCGATCTGGAGCGGCGCCGCCATGGGGAGCCAGATCGCGTCGGCCCAACTGTCGCGCTGCAAGACCCACGTCTGGGTCAGCAATCCGCGCGAGAGCGTTTCCTCCGCCGCATCCCGGGCGGCAGCGATGTAGCGCGCGAGATTCGCGTTGTCGTCATCCGTGGTGAGGCGCACTTGGTCCTGCGCCTCTTCAATCGTGATCGGCTCGATCTTCGGCCCGACGATGCGTGTCCAGGCGACGGGGACATGCACCGCCGCCAGCGGAATGGGCATCACGACGGGCGTCCTTTCGGGGTGACCGCATCGTCGGGATCCGGTTCATCGCTGACTTCCAAGGCCTCGCCGCGGACCACTTCCGCCGCGCCGTCCTTGATCCACGCGCGCATCTCCGCGGTCAGTTTCGTGACCGCGATGCGTTGCCCCGGTTGAAAGGGAAAATCCGGACTGGACGACGGCGTCGTACGGAGGAATCTGAGGATCATGGAGACGTCTCGCCCGGGGCCAGCGGCAATCCACTGGCCCCGTCGGCATCGAGAGGTTCACGCTTGCACGAGGTACTTGACCGGGTTGGTGCCCGCATCGAGGAGGTTGCCGTCCGCTCGCGCGAAGGCGAGGAACGCGACCTGTCCGAATTCGGCGAACCGTTCATCGAGACGTCGCAGTTCGATTTGCAGGACGTCGCGAATCAGGTATTTGCTGAAGTCGCCGAAGAGGATCGACTTCACCGTCGTCGCCGGCGTCGCCATCGACTGGTTGACGGTGTAGGGATAGCCGAGGATCAGATCCGGTTGGCCCGCGACCAAGGACGGCTGCCACAGCGGCACGCCCGTGGTGTCACCGCTGTACTGCAGCGCCTTGATCTTCTTCAGCATCTTGAGCCCGCCGTCGTGGAACATGAACCGCCCGTTGCTGCGGTACGCGGGGTCGACGCTGTGGATCAAATCCACGATGTTGTCGTAGCTGACGGTCGTCTGCCCCGAGCCCGTCACACCCGATGCCGCCGCTGCGGCCACGATGCCTTTCGGTTGGCCGGTGCCGGTGCCGGTGGTGAAGTGATCGTTCTGGATGCGGCCAATGCGGTCGCCGAGGGCGGAGCCGATGAACTCCGCGACGTTGATCGAGCTGTCTTGCATGAACTCAATCGACGCGAGGATGTACTTGCTGGAGTACTTGTAGGCGTTCAGGACCAGCTGGCCGAACGTCATCTCCAGTTCGTTACTCGTCAGGTTCTCGCCGATGATTTCGCCTTTGTTCCCGGTGTCGTTCGTCGTCGGAATCGGCAGCGGGCCTCCGGTATCGGTGCGGATGACCGTGGAGTTGGTACGCATCCCGCCGAACGCCAGCAACGCCACTTCCAACGCGCGCATCGTGGCGTCCGCCGTGGTATAGCCGCCCGTGGTCGTGGTCGATTGCGCGCCCGTCAAGGCCGCGCGTTTTTCATCCATCGCGATCTGCCACGTCCGCAGATCCTCGGGTTGGAGCACGAGCCCGTCTTCGGTGTACCGCGTCGGTTTCATCGCGGGCCCGAAGTGGAGGTTGATCAGCTTCTTGTCGACGTCGAAGCCACACCGTTTGGCGAGGTCACGCTGGGCCTCACTGAGTTCCACCTTCGTGCCGCCCAAGGCCCATGCGCGGAACGCCTCTTGGCGGTCGGCCTCGGTAATGCGGCCACTACCCATCTGGCGCTGTTGCCGTTGCGCATTTGGATCGGGCGGAGGCGGTTCGGTACGTCGGCCGTCGCCTTCGGTCGCCGCCGCTTGCTTCGCGATGCGGTCGAGGTGTTTGTTGATGCGTTCGAGTTCGTCGTGCAGCGTGTCGAAACTTTTTTGCTCGTCGCCCTGCAGGTCGAAGCGTTTCTCATCAGCGGCCTTCGACAGAATCGCGCCGGTCTGCTGAATCAATTCGGATTTGCGCTGCAGGAGGTCTTGCACTTGGGGATTGGGCATAGCGACACATCCTCAAAAGTCGGAATTGCGTTTGAGGCGTCGTGTCCCAATCGCCGCTGGGAGGCACTTCGCAGATGGGCGAGCAGCAGGCTGATCGCCGTCAGCCGTGGACTGCTCTTAGAAGTACGCGGGCGATTGTGCAGGGCGCGCGGGGGCGAGCTATCCCTACAGCTTGTGGTCGTGTGATTAAAATGACGGGCGATGGCGGAATGGCCACGGCTGCTGGGGCACTACATCCTCGACGCGAACGGTGACCCGCAGCTATGCGAGGACTTTCTGGCGTGGGCCGAGTGGTTCGAAGGGACCGTCGGCACCCGCGAACGCGTGCTCGCCCATGACCGGGATGAGGGCGCGAACGGGCTGGAGATTCTGGTCTCCACCGTGTTCCTCGGCCTCGATCATTCATTCGGCGGCGGGCCTCCGGTGCTGTGGGAAACGATGGTGCTGGGCGGGCTCCTCGATGGCCTGCAGATGCGGTACACCTCGCGCGAGGAGGCGTTCCGCGGGCATCAGGAGATTTGCCGACGGGTCAGCGAGAGCGTGCGCGGGAGCCCGTAGTGTGTGTCCATGGAACGCGGAGTGGACACACCCAGCGCGGTGTGGTTCTATACGCCGCTATGAGCGATGTGTTATTGGAACGCCGACGAGACGTCGCGAAAAAGCTGGGGGTCAGTGAGTCACAGGTTTTGAAATTCGAACGGCAGGGATTGCTGACCCGCATCGAACTGCCGGGGCTGCGCGCGGTGCGGTACGACGCCCGCGAGACCGCGCAGCTGGCGGAGCAGTGGATCAACGCTGCGAAGCAGAAGCCTTAGCCCCCGGCCACCCGGATCGCGTGCCAGCGTTTCAGCCAGCCGAGGCGCGACCCGTTGAGCCCGTGGGCACTGCGACACTCCAGCATCGAGCGCATGGCGATGTCCACGTTCGTGGCCTCGTAGGCGGGGAAGGTGACGACGCTGACCTCGCGGACTTGCATGTCGTAGATCGTGCGCAGCGGCGGGCTCTGGTTGAAATCCCAATCGTCGCCATTCGGCATCACGCGAAACCCGAACGACATGCCCGACACGTCGCCGCGGTCCACCGAGCGCAGCAGATCCTTGACGTAGCTGATTTCCGGATCGGTCTCGATGCGGACCCGGAGCCCGCGCGACTCTTTGCGCATCGTGAGCGTGCCCGCGCGGGTGCGTCCGAGAATCTTCGCGGCATCGTGATCGACCAGCGCCCGCACATCGGCGCCGCCCGCCAACGTGCGGTCGACGGCCTCGGGCGCGATCACTTCCACGAACCCGCCGAGGTCGACCGACTGCGAATTGAACACGATGGCGAGGCCGTCCAGGCGGTGCGCCCGATCCACATTCACACGGGCTTCGGCGAGTGTCCGGTATTCAAGGTCCGCTGAATGGACGAGTGTCGGTTTCATGATGTCAATCCTTCACGGATCAGACGGTCGGCCGTCTCATCCGCCCGCGTCGATTCCCAGCGCCGCAGCAGCCGATCCAGATCCGCAATGAACTGGTCGTGATCGCGGTCCTGCTGTGCGACCGCCTCCAGCTGGCGCACCGAGGTCGAGATGTGCTCGTGCACGATCCGCGCGAGCAAGGCGTCGGCCTCGGCCTCCTGATTGGTGCACGCGACCCACGCGACAACGAGGGGCCGCAGCGCCTCGCGGCAGACGTCGGCGTGCACGGGATAGAACGTGGCGACCCATGCGTGGAATTTCTCGAAGCTGACCTGCGCACGGCGGGCGCGGTCGATTTCCCGCTGCAGCAACCGCTGCAAGGCATCGACAAAGAGCCCGCGGTGGGCGAGGCGCACGCAGCGCAGCTGCGCCTCCACGCGGGCCACCATTTCCGCGGCGCCCTGCTTCGCTTCCCGGGTGGCCTGCTCCAGTAGCCGCCGCCCCTCGCCGTCCTGCGCGGCCTTGATGGCGGCATTCGTTTCGGCCAGTTCCCGCGCCTCTTGCATCGCCGTCAGCCCCGCTTCCAGATTGGCCACTCGCGCCTGCAACTGCTGCGTGCGGCCCACTTCGTCTTGATAGGCGATCACTGCCGTCGACAGCTGGGCGTCCGCCTGCTCCCGGGCTGCGGTGGCGGTCTCCAGCTGCGTCGCGGCGTCGTGATAGGCGGCCTCGGCCTGCGCCGCCGCCTCCATCGCCCGGGTCCGCTCCTGCTCCGCCGTGGTCACCTGCTGGGTGAGGTGGGCCTGTTCCGCCCATGCCTTATCCGCCAGCGCCTCGGCCTCCTGCCGCGCCGTGGTCTCGGTCGCGGTGGCCTGCTCCGCGCGGCGGCGCGCCTCGTCCGCATGGGCTGCCGCTTCCACCGCGCGAGCCTCCGCTTCGCGCAAGGCGGTGGCGAGGGCGCCGAGTTTTTGTTCCGCTTCGACCGCCGCATCAGCGCGGGCCTTCTCGAAGAGGTGCGCCTTGTCGTTGGCGGCGGCGTGCGCCTCGGCCTCGACCCGCGCCCGCTCCGCGTCATCCTTCGCCAAGGTCAACGTGACGACCTGCCGCGTCTGTTCCGCGACCGCCGCCTGCGCCTTGTCGACCGCCTCGTTGAATTTCTGCCACTCGACGTCGCTGCGTGCTTGTCGTTGCGATTCCAGATCCTTCAGCGCGTCCGCGCGGGCCTGCAGCTGCTCCTGCGCCTTGGCGAGGGCCTCCGTCAGCGCGTTGATCTGCTGGTCGGTGGGCGCTGGTGGCGTCGCTTCGACGCTGGGCGCCGGCGGCGTCTTCGCCGTCGGATCGGGAATCTTGTCGGCGGGCCACATGTTCGCGGGCACCAGATACACGTCGCCTTGATCGCCCGGGAGCGGGTCGAGGTTTTCCCGTTCGCAGACATCGTTCGCCGAGAGCCAGCCCCACTGACGGCCGACGGCATACGCGCGATACCGGCTCTCGATGTCGCCGCGCAGCAGGCCGTCCACGAGGTGCTCGCAGAATTGAATCTTGCGTTCGAGCGGCGCGATGACTTTGCGATTGAGTTCCTGTTCCCAGCGCACCAGCCACGCGCGCAACGTCGTCTGCACGTAATCGAGGTTCTGCTGCTCGATGTTGCTGAACGTCGCGTGGTCCATGATCCCGATCTTGTGCGGCGGGACCAGCAGCCAGCGCGCCATCTCTTCCGCCTGGAATTTTCGCGTCTCGATGAACTGCGCATCGTTGGGCGGGATCCCGAAGCGTTCGTACTTCGCGCCGTTGTAGAGGGCGAGGATGCGGTGCGCCTTGGCGGGCCCCGCATGTTTCGCTTCGAGCGACTCGCGGTAATTCTTCTCCGCGAGTTCGGTCGGGCGCGGCCCCGGCCACGTGATCACGCCGCCGAAGGTCGCGCCATTGCCGAAGAACGTCGAGCCGAACGTCTCCGCGGCCAACCCGAGCCCGAGTGATTCGCGGGCCTTGCTGATGACCGAGTAGCCCATGATCCCGTCGTAGCCGAGCCCGGGGATGTGAATCATGTCGCTGGCGGGAACGATCACATCGGGGTTGTTCCAGCCGCGCACATGGTAAGAGATGGCTCCGGTGTTGTAGTCGCGCAGCACCGAGACGCGATCAGGCGTGAGCGGCCAGATCGCCACGACCCGCCCTGCGGCATCCCGTTCGATTTCCGCGTACGCATTGCCCCACGTGAGCACGTGTGCCTGCATCGTTTCGCGGGCGACCATGGACGACATCTCGGGATTGAATTCGTCGTGGAGGATCGTGTAGAGCCTGGAATCGAGATAGCGGGTCTTCCCGAACGGCTGAATCCGTTTGTAGAGGAAGAGCGGCAGCGAGGCCACATCTCGAGAAATCAATTCGACGCCTGCGAAGAAGGGCGAGTACGCCATCGCCGTCTCCGCATTGACGACGACGCCGCCGGCGACCGGACTCGATCCGAACCAGCCGCCCGTGTCTTTCGTGGAGAACGGGCCCCACCACGAGGACCGCGCCGCCTCCATCGAGGCGCGCACCCGCTGCATCAAAGAGACTTTCGGCCGTGTGATCGTGAGCGTTTCGGTCGGCATCACAGCCACTCCGCCATGACCCCGTCATCGACCGCCTGCGTCGGGCGCCGTAGAAACAACGACGTGCCAATCGTGGCGGCGATGATCGGGTCGATGCGTCCGCGACTCTTGCCCTTGGCGAACATCAGATTCCCTTTGCCGTCGTGCTGGTCGACCACGTTCGACACGGCCCACGTCGTGACGGGGCAGCTGCACGCGTCGACCATGCCCGCCAGAATGTCCGCTTGGATCCGCAGACAGGCGGAACTCATCCCCGCATAGGTCTGCGGCACCGGGATCACCTGCGTCTCCGCGTAGCCGTCCTCGTTGATCAACTGCGTGATGAGCGTGTCGGCGTGCCACGGGTCGAAGCCGATCTGTTCGATGTCGTAACGCGTGCGAAAGGCGGCGAGCGTCTCGCGGACGACTTGATGATCGATGCGCGTCCCCGGGGTCGTCTGCAGCCAGCCCTGCTCGTGCCAGACGCGATACGGTGCGCGGTCGCGATGGCCGCGTTCGACGAGCGTCTCTTCGGGCGTCCAGATGCGGAGGATCAGTCGAATGTCTGCGCGTCCAGGCGCGGGCGGAAAGACCAACGCGAGGGCACAGAGGTCCAACTTCGACGCCAGATCGATCCCCGCAAAACACGGCTCGTGTTCCAGCGCCGCTTCAAACTCCTCGCGCGGGATCTGCGACTGCCCGCGTTTCCACCCCTCAATCGACAGGCACGGCGCGGTGGCATTGACCCAGAGGTTCAGCCGTTTCTGTTTGAAGGTGGCGGCGGCGGCGGGGATGCCCTTCGCCTTCGCGGCGAGGGCCCGCATATCGTCGGGCTTGACCGACACTTTCCAGTTCGGATTCGCCTTCTGCCACGTCCGCTCCGCCAGCCAGTCGTCGCCCTCGTCGGCGTGCGAGATGAACGCGAAGTAGGTCTCGTCGGTCAGGACGCCATCGAGAATCTTGCACGCGTAGTCGTGCTCGTCGCCGCCCGGGCTCACCGGATCGTCGCCCGCCGTCGTGATCTTGAAGAACAGCGGCTGGCGCCGTGCCCCCGTCGCCGTCTCCATGACGTCGAGCAGGTGCCGATCCCGATAAGCGTGCAACTCGTCCGCGCAGACCGCGCTGGGATTCAGGCCGTCGGTCGAATCGTGGTCGGCGCCGAGCGGTTCCAATTTCGACGTCGTGGCTTCCCGATGGAGATTCGACACGTGCACGCCGATGCGCGACCGCAGCGGGGAGGATCGGACGAGGTGTTTGCAGTCATTGAAGACCAACTTCGCTTGATCGCGTTTCGTCGCGATGCAATACCCCTCGGCGCCTGGTTCGCCGTCGTAAAACGTGACGTAGAGCATTACGGCAGCCGCTTCGAGCGACTTGCCGTTCTTGCGCGGGATCTCGTTATAGGCCGTGCGGAACCGTCGCAGCTCCGTGTCGGCATGGATCCAGCCGAACACCGATCCCAGCCGAAACTTCTGGTGGTCTTGCAAGACGATCTGCTGGCCCGCCCATTCCCCCTTGTAGTGCTTCAGCTGCTCCGCGAAGCGGAAGAACCGATCCGCCAGTTCGTACCGGAAGACGAACGGAAACGCCTCGGTGTCTTCGCGGTCCCGGTCGCGGAGGTGCCGCACGCACGCGAGCCGGTGATAGTTGCCCGCAGGCGTGCGGCCCGCGACCACTGCCGCCGCATATTTATCGACGGGATTAGTGGTGCGTCGCATGGGTCGGCTCATCGAATTCGGCAAACGGATCCTTCGGATCACGCGGGCCCGTGGTCTGCACGCGCGACCGCGACGACGGCGTGAGCCCGAGTTCCGCCCAGAGCCGCGTGCAGTGGGTCAGCGCCCGATTCGCAATCGCGATGTAGGGATTCGGCATCGGATAGCCGCTGGGCGACCGGATCACCATGCCCGCCGTCTCGACACTCGCGTTGGCGTGCAGATACCGGCTCCACTGCTGGCAGAGCGCAATCAACGACGCCCGCTCCGCCTCAGTGATCGCGTGCGCCGCTTGCATCATCGGCAGCAGCCGTCGCCACTCCGTCAGCGCCCGCGCATCGCTCGCAATCTCCTCGGGCGGCGTCTCAACGGCCGGCGGGAATTCCGGTTCAGCCGGATTGAGCGGACGCCCACCCGGATTGCCCATCAACTTCTTGCGCGCCGTCGGATGCGGTTTCGCGCCTCTCATCGCCATCCCCACCGCCGCAGTTGCTGACAGACGACCGCCGACCAGCGCCACCAATGCACGCAGTCGTAGGCGTGCGAACACGTCCATGTGCTACGCATGAACCGCCTCGCCGACTTTCTCCGCGCGCTGTCCCGTGAACGCTTCCCAGCGGTCGATGGTCACTTGCACGTATGTGGGTTCGAGGTCGAGGGCGAAGCAGCGGCGGGCCAGCTGCTCCGCCGCGATGATCGTCGTGCCCGTGCCGCAGAAGGGGTCGTAGACGTCGAGCGTCTCGTGATTCCGCAGCGGGCGCGCCATGCACTCGACGGGTTTCTGCGTGCCGTGTCCGTGCCCGCTGTCGTCGCGAGCCGGAATGTTCCACACCGTCGTCTGCGTGCGGTCGTCGGTGCGCCGAGCGGCGGCGCCTGGACGCACCGCATACCAGAGCGGTTCGTGCTGCCAGTGGTAATCCCCGCGACTCAACGCCATCCGATCCTTCGCCCAGATGATCTGGGCGCGGAGTTCGAAGCCGTTCGCGACCAGCGAGGCTTCGACAATGCTGGCCTTCAATCCCGAGTGCCAGACGTAGGCGACCGTCCCCGGGAACAACGCCCACGCCGCGCGCCAATCGGCGTTGTCGTCGTTCGGGACGAGCCCCATCTTGTCGGGGTTGCGATTGACGCCCGCTTTCGCACGCCACGTCGGGTCGTAATTCACGCCGTACGGCGGATCCGTCACCATCAAGAACGGCTCGCACCCGTCGAGCACCCGTCGCACGTCCGCCTGATCCGTCGCATCGCCGCACAGCAGCCGGTGCGCACCGAGCACGAACAGATCGCCGCGCTGGATGTCCGTCGGTCGCTCAGCCGGAATCGCATCCGGATCGGTCAGACCCTCGCGCCCCTGTCGGCGCGCCAGCAGCGCCGCTTCCTCTTCCACCGTCCAGAACGGCCGCAGGTCCAGCCCAGCCGCTTTGTCCGACGCCAGCTGCTCGAAATTCCACGTCGCCAGTTCCCCCGTCCGGTTGTCGTAGATCGCCAGCGCCCGTTTCTGCGCCTCTGAGAGCCCTTTGCGGCGCACAGCGACGAGTTCGTCGCCACTTGCCTCGATCACGCGCACTTTCGTGATGCCTGCCTCCGCTGCGGCCTCGGTGACGCCATTCCCCGCGAGAATCAGGTTGTTTTCATCGATGACGATGCTCCGCGCCGCCCCGACGTCCTGCAGCGCCTCGACCACCATCCCGATGTTCCGAGGGTTGTGCTGGCGCCGATTCGCGGGGTCCGGAATCAGGTCACGGATATGGTTGGGCTCGCTCACGTCAATACCCCGAAACGAAATCCGCTCCCGCACGAGCGGAGG